TCAGCGTTAAAGAAATCTTTGTTACGGTTGTACGCTCCCATAGCACGAGCCGTAATCTCTGGTGCTTGGTTTTGTAAGAAGTCATTCATTACCCTTTGACTTGCATTCACCGTGGGTTGTGCCATCATGCGTTGTACAAAGTCAGAAGGGAAAGGTTCATTAGGGTTGTTTAATATACCGCCAGCACGTCGATATCCTTCAAGTAAGTTAGTCTGATATGGGCCAGAGTTCTTTCCGTAAATAGATGACGGGTCTTGACCAGTGAAGTTCTGCAAATTGTTTAATACGTCTTGTGTATACTGATTAATAGAAACTCCGTTTCCGTCAGTAAAGTCTCCGTTACCTACATTACCTTCTCCACCAAGCCACGCTTGGATAGCACCAATATCACCGTACTTACTTCTCAGGTCATGGATATGGGCACGAGCAACGGCTGTTTGGTTTTCAGGAGACCAATCAGAACCATCGAGACCGTTTTGTTTAGCGACTTCTGCATATGTATCAGGAGAGAATTGCCATGGGCCTCGCATACCGTATTGGTTAGTTACGTTCCATGGGTCATCAGAGCCACCGCTTTCTTTTTGTGCGATGGCTGCAAGGATATCATCATCAGAGTATTGCTGGCCTTCGGCAAAATAAGCTGGTGTAGCCATTAGAATAATCCTCCATATCCGTTATTTCTCATAAAGGAAGAACCGTAGTTCCCCATTTGATATCCTGTAGGTTGGGTAAGGGAGAACTGTTGCCAGTTACCCATTGGGTTCTGTGCTACCTGCTGTGTTGCGTCTACTGTAGGGGTTCCCTTGGTAGCGTCAGAGATTCCTTGGTAGGCACCATAAAGCTGACCTACCCCACCGAGTTGCCCAAGGCCCCAGTTCTTAGCACCATTTAAAGCACCTGCCCAACCAGAACCACCAGTAGCGGCACCAATGATAGCACCTTTAATTACAGAACCAAGTAAACCTGGCCCTTTATTAGCTGCTTCCATACCTTTATTTACTGCTTCCTGCGTAGCCTTCTGCCCTTCTTGTTCGGACTGTTTACTCAAAGAGCTATCACGAGTAGGCAGATTAATATCATCTACCTGTGTAGCGTTAGCCATAAGCTGACTAGCGTCAGGAGTAGAAGAACCCATATCAGCTAAGTGCCAAGTGTTGTTGTTAGTGTGGTTCTGCATGTCACCAGTTGGCGTGGTAGCGGTAGGAGTTGCTGTGCTACCAACAGTATCCATCAAACCGCCGTTAGTTGGGGCTGGAGAAGTTGCTTCCTGTTGTGCTGTTTGTGTATAACTAGTGCGTGGGTCAAATGCTTTATATTCTGGATAGTCAGCCAGTTTATGCATTTGTGCGTAACCCATTTGAGCATGGTCACCATATGTGTCATTATAACCTTGAGCGTTTTTAACCGCACTAGAGATATTATCATTATTAAGGTTGTACATACCGTAGTTAGCAAAAAGTCCACGGGCGTCAGGGTTCTTCATGAGTGCGTCAACATCGTAAGTACCATCGTCTTTTAAGTACTGATTGGCAGCATTAATCAGACCATTAGCGTTCTTCAAACTTTCACCTACATTTTTGTCATAGGCTAGTTTAGCGTCGTCACGGTTATTCCTTCCTTGCATAAACAAACCAATAAGACCACTCTTACCATCGCCACCTTGAGCTGCGTTGAAGGCGTTAGCAAGCTGGGTTAAGAAACCATCACCGTTACCAGAAAGCAAACCACCAAGACCAGCCAACGGGCCATGGTCTACTTCCCAGTTGTGAGTAGTCGGAGCTACAATCATTTATTTATCACCTCGCTTAGAATAACCCAGTCTTCGACCGAGTGTTTGTATTAGTCGCAATATAAGACGCATTGTTGTATACGTTACCAACAGAGTTGAGGGTATTATTACCAGAGGTATTAACACCACTAGCAAGAGCCAACCACTGAGACGGAAGATACATACTGTTAGCCTGCGTAGAAGAGTTGAGATTGTATTTATCATTTGCGTTTTGAACCTGAGAGTTAATAAGGTTAAGGTTCTGGCTAAGAGTATTGTTCGTAAGGTTAGCAGCCTGGTTAAGGTTGTTAGAATAATCCTGTGCCATCTGGTTGGTAAGGTTCTTCTGAATCTGGTTGGTTGCATTGTTGAGAGCAGAGGAGTTAATAACACCACGGCTAGCTAAATCGTTGAGGCCAGCACCCATACTTGTTTTGTACATGTTGTTATATACAGTCTGCATGTTCTGCAAATAAGACTGCGGTAGTTCACCATTACTAATCTGTTCCAACTGATTAGTATACTTGTTCAATCCTTGAATCTGACTAGTAGCATTATTCAATGTATTGGACATGTCATTATGAGCCTTAGTCCAATCTGGTTGATATACGTTATCAATAGAACTATTAGACCGCTGTACTAACTTATCTACGGCTGGTTGGATACTCTGCATATATCTAGTCTGTGCCGCAATTAAGTCCTTTTCTTCCTGCGATAATTCTCTCTGTTTTACTTCCTGAGAAGAGGAAGAGCTGGAATGTCCGCCACCCATTAGTTCACGTCCTTTCTGATAATAGCATAACCATCTTGCATAGAGATGAATTTACTATGAGTTAATCGTGTGTAAGCCTTTGGGTTTCTATTGGTAAACGTGTAACACGTTTTGATTCCAAGTATCTTACACACTGTAGTTACGTATTCCCACACGGCTTCCCATTTACAATTAGTAGGCCCTATCTGGAAATATTTTTCGTAGATATTAAATAAAAGAAAACTGCCGTCGTCCCAGAACTTAACGTACTTGAATTTCTTACGTTCTTCTGATAAGACTTCGCCAGTTTTCTTTTCATATGTTTTAATCTTTTCTTCTAACTTCTTCTCATCGAAATCAACGTGAGTTAATTGCGTCAGCGAGAGAAGTCCACTGTCCTGTACTGCCATTGTTCCTAGCTCCACTCCCATCTGTACTTGAAATAACAGTTGCCGCTAAATGTTCAATATCAATTCTATTCGTGGTAGAAATAGAATACTGTAATGTCTCATCACGAATCTGCGAGCGGACATGCTTAATAGATGTATCAGTATCTAATGTAGCAAACACATGTCCATTACAAGAAGCAGTAGTTGTTCCACTGCCACCGTTGTTTGTAATTTGAATATTGTTAACGTGGGAGTTAATTAAATCATAGTCGTGTACAACACGAGAAGTATACACCTGATTAATTGGTAACTCATTAAAGTCCTGTTCGATAGTATCATTGAGATAAGACAAAAACCCTTGACCATCACGAGCACCAGCAATAAGTACACCGTTCTGAGTTTCTGTCATATCGTAGATGGTAATACTACCATCAAAGTTCCACTTGGTGAAAGCACCGTAGTTATAGTGGAAGATATACAAATCACTGTAGTTATTTTTAGCGACTACCATCTGACGTCTATCACGTAAGTCAGATAGCCACGGGTTAGAAATACCATCCATAATATCTGGGTTACATTTCTGCCCAAACTCTTCTGTACTGTAGTTACCATACGTAGCACTGTTGGTTAGTTTACGCAACCCCTGAGTAGATACGAAGGCAATATCATTCGCAAATGGAACAATAGCGTCTGCACCTACTGCGTCCGAGTTAGTACCAACCAAAGAGATATACCAGTTAGGAGCTTCGCCAGATACAGTATATACGTTCCCAGATGTTTTGAATACTACAATATCGGTAGACATTGGTACAATGGTTAAGAACTTACCAGAGTCATCAGCACCTACGTTACTAATATACTTAGCAGAAGATTCATCGTCGGGGTCGTCGTAATCAATACCAATAGCCTTCTCACTCAGGGCGTCGCCAACAGAAGAGTAGTAGATGGTATCATCGCCACTGGCTGCACACACCAATCTGCCAGATTTATAGTACAACACATCTACATTAGGACTATCATTAAGAATACCTTCAGCCACACTAGACCCATCAAGTGTGACTAGTTTGTTTCGCTGAGAAACTAACCAAGGCGGCGGCTGAATTAGATAAGCCTGTAGTTTACGACCGCTAGCAATAAATACATTACCACCGAAGTTTAAACATTTAGGCTTATCAATGGTGCCAGTAGTTTGACCAAGTGTCGTAATTGTACCAGCACCATTTAACATTTTAATAGTTTTCTTTTGATTAGCACCGCCAACGAAGAAGTATGTAATACGTGTAGAAGCGTCGTACCATAGATGTGTAACAGGTTGAGACTCAGTGTCAATAGGGGTATCAATAGCTGGTCGAGTACAAAACTTACCAGTATAAAAATTAAACTGCAAATTAGTAGCGTCCACACATTCATTCTCATTAATTTTATCTGGTTCGAGAGATATATTCATACCACCAGTATTGTCACTGAACTCCAGTACCTGTTTAGCTTCGTGTTTACGTACTTGATAAGCCATATATCACCTCACAAAAGATTATAGAATACACCAACGTAATCCTTGTTACCAGTCACTGTGACGTCGTGATAACTAAGACTAATGGCTGGCTTCACTTTACTATCGTAGTATACCAAACCTACACCAACATTAACGGTTTTCGGCTTCAACTTTTTCAATTCTTTTTTGGATTCGTTCAAGGATTTCTGTAGTTGATTGTTCGACTCTTCTGCTCTCGTCAACGCTGTCCTCGATTCGTCCAGTTGTGTCTTTAGCAGTGTCAATTCCTGTTTCTGCTTGTCCAATGTTTCTAGCTGTTTCTTGTTGTTGTTCTGCAATAATATCAAGTCGTTCTTGAAGTCTGTCCAATCTCCCTGACTGATAGTAATATCCTGAGCAGAAACCCCCGATAAAGATGGCAACAATAAGAGCGAACATAGCAAGATACTTTTTAATTTCATTCGTCATACCATTCCTCTACATCGTAATAATCATTTCCAATAGGATAAGATTCAGAATACTGCCACATAGTACACTGTCTGTCTGGGTGTTCTTCGTCCCAGTAGTTACGAGAACTATAGTTTGCCACCCAGATACGTACATAATCTGGCAACGAGTCAACATCAATCTGGTCAGTAAGACAGTAGTAACCAGAATAAATACCTACAGGAATATCATGAGAGTAATCTGTGATAGTGTTGACAAACCCCATGATAATTTCTGCCACTTCAAAAGGAGATTTACCACTAGGTACATTACCATCTTCGATGTCAAACCAAATACCAAGGGACAAATCAAGGTCACCATATTCATTCAGCTTTTCAATAAGAGTAGCCGCTTCGGTACTAGCACGAGAAGCGTCACGTGCGTGGGTATAACAGTATACACCAATCGGTACACGCTGTGCGATAGCGTTTTCTAGGTGTCTATCAAAGTCTTCATCAATGGAACATCCTTCACTAATCTTAATAATGATTCCTTTAATTTCGTCTGGGGCCTGGGCCAGGTCTGGGTTCTCCCTCCATCCATTCACGTCGATTACCTTCATTTTTATCCTCCAAAAAATCTGGTATTTTATTACCGTTCTTGTCAGTTTTAATCTTTATAAAAGTTATAAGTGCAGCGATAGCTGCTGGTGAAAACATTAAAGTGCCCAAGGCAATTAAATCACCAAGGGCAGCAATGCCTGTCGTCATCCAATTCCATATCCATCCTGCATTATACATAATAAATAAATATGCATAAGCCCATAGAATAACATTAATCCACCGATAATTCTTAGGTGTTTTACCGATTTCTAATACTTTATTTAAAGAAGTCTTAATGGCTGAAATAAATGTTTTCATTTACTACTTTCTAGCCTATGTACAATCTTTTCTAACTGTGCTAATCTATCTTCATTTACTTTATGTAAAGCTTCTAAAGCAGAAATACGCTTATCTAACATCCGCCTATCTAATGCACTTTGTTGTAATTCGTGTTTTAATTCTTCGAGTAACGAAGTATTTTGCTTAATTGCCTCTTTTAATGGGTTAATCACAATAAACTTAAACCCACTACACAATGCCGTTGTTATGCTAACGAGCACCAAAATATCATCCCAAATAAACATAATCCTCCTTATCCACCCGTAGTTTTATGTTCGTAAAGAGTATCAGCTACGGATTGTGTAATGTATCCAGCATCGTTTTCGAGCTGAGATACCTTAGTGGGAACCGTTGGAATAGTAGGAATTTCTGTTTTCTTAGCGTAGCTACTTAATGTATTGCTTAGTGCCTCCTGTGTTACGTATGTATTTGTAGTTGGTGTAGTATTATATACAATCATCGCCGATACATAACGTGCATCGCCTACTGTAATAGGGTACACATTTAAAATCTCATACTTAGATGCAACGAGTGATTGTACCTGTGTGTTCACCGTTGTAGCTACGTCTGTTGGTAGGGCGGCGGTTACACATTCTACTTGTATCATATTTCCTCCGATATAAATAAAAAGGGGGCATTAAGCCCCCGTTAAATATAATAAGCAACTCCCCCAAATTACTCCACTACTATAAGAATTACTTGCCATTGATAATGTTAGTGACTTCGTCAACTGTGTATCCTAGTTGATGTATTTTAGCACTAGGGTTGTCTTTATATACGTATTGATATGATTTATTCTCTTGTGTATCTGTTACTACTTTATGGGTGTCATCAGTTATACCTTGTCCTTCAACCACGCCATCGTTAAACCAATCACAACGGCTGTCTAATAAATCTTGAAAATCAGCTTTCCACTGTTCTTTAGGAAAATTAGTACGAACGTACTCATAATCTTCTTTGGTATTTAAATGCTTAGGATATCCTACCATAAGTCCTCCTTATGTGAATGAATAATATTTACCAACCTGTTTAATAACTGTTACGAACGGCATCTGGTCTTTGTTTTCCTTACATTGCTTTATAAGGACAACGCTACCAGTGAATGTAACATATTTCTTTCCGTCTATTTCATATTGTAATTTTAAACATTCGCCACTGTTCTTTTTACTAGGTGTCACGTTAAAACTAGTTACAATAATTTCTTGATTAAGGATTTCAGACAAACGTTTCTTTTCACCGTCAAGAATGTTATCATTTGCGAAATCGCTAAATCTGTGAACGTTTTTCATATTCGACCTCCTCTTTTAGTTCTTTTAGGTGTAAGCTAACTTGTAGGTTATATGTATTTGCGTGTTTAAGCCATCCACTAGCACTAGCAATTTGTCCTAAGGCACGTTCTGGCTGGATGGTGTTATGTATTAATTGTGTACCAATGTATTTCATCCTTTTCTTGATTCTTTTTGCTGTGCGTTTCCTTACTAATATTTTACCATTGTGGAAATGCCTATACCCTAAAAAGTCAACGCCTTGATACGTATGGAATAGATTTAACTTACTTAACTTCATTGATAATCTATCCTGTATAAAGTTTGTAATCAAAACTCCTAGCTTGTGAAGGTGTTGTTTGTTGTTCCCAAATAACAAGAAATCGTCGCAATACCGAATATATGGTGTTACGTGTAATACATGCTTAACGTACATATCTAACTCATTCATAAATAAATTGCCAAACCATTGCGACAAAAAATTTCCTATAGGTACGTTTGTCTCAGTGTTGGTACTATCAATAATATTATCTAACAACCACAGCATCTCATTGTCCTTAATCTTTTTGCGTATAATTTGTTTTAGTATATCGTGTCGAATACTAGGGTAAAACTTGCTAATATCGCCCTGTAAGCAGTATTCATATTGCCGTGCGTACTCCATACACCTCTTGCTACCTTTATGCTGCCCTTTGTTCTTACGACATGCATAGCTGTCATAAATAAACATACTATCCCACAACGGGGATAAGACATTTACAATAGCGTGTTGTACAATTCTATCTGGGTAAAACGGCAATATATATATAACACGATGTTTTGGCTCATAAATATCTTTCGTTTTATATTTAGCTGTGTGAAAAGTATGATTAATTAAAGATTGCTGTAACTGCTCTAACAACACGTCAGCGTTTCTATCTACATATTTTACTTGTTCTTGCCATGTTTTATTTTTTCTGGCATTATGATAAGCCAGTTTGATATTTTCCATATCAATTAATTTATTATATAACCCATTATGTCTTTTCATATAACCTCTAAAAAATAAATTTAAAGAGATGACGTTCAATATTTTTACTAGCCGTCTCTTTATTCCGTTGTGTATTTTGGTTTATTATCACCATGGCACATAGACCAGCCGTTAGGAATTTAGGCACGGATAACCATGATATTTCCCACGTATCGGACGTACCTCGTCCAGTGATGTTGCCATTGCGGTTAGCTGAGAAATTGTTGCAATTCGCACAACGTGAACTGCAATTCGAACTATTGTCCCACTTACTGCTGAATAGAACCTGACGCAAAAAGCCATTGCACGAGCTTATCGTCTATATGCCAATATAAAAACATTACAAATATATTACGTATATTTAATCAAAGCTCTACGGCTAACGGCTCGGACGCACCCCGCCCAGCGATGTGGCCATAGCGGCCAGCCGAGAAACCGTTGCAAAACGCACCACGCGAACCGCAACCCGAACCATCGCCCCACCGCCCGCCGAAGCGAACCCGACGCAAAAAGCCAAGGCACGAGCCGTAAGACTTATCGTCAACATCCGAGTTATAAACAGAAAGATTTGACCACGAGTACCCATCATTATATTGATTAGAACCCGAATGCGACGTTGTCATTGCTTCAAATAAATCGCTTCCCCATTGCCACATGACACCAGTACAGTCTTCTACACCGTAATTACTTACGATGCGCCTACTGTTAGTATCACTATGCCCACCAGTAGTATTAGCATCTTTACTACCAGATATATTCGTACCTTCTGGAGTTCCTTTCATACAGTGCATAAAATCACTTCGAGAAAGTAAGTGTTTACCAATATTAGCAAATTCTTCTTCAAACTTTTCCCCATGCCATTTAGGTGTACTTTCGCCATCAGCCATTACGCCACCGTACTTAGATACGAGTTTTGAACCGTCCCACGACGCAATGTAAATATCAATCCATCGTCTGCCATCAAAGACCATACCTTCAGGTGAGGAAATTGGTCTATGTTTCAAGTCCCACACACTGGCAGGAAGAATATCCCCTGCAACATATCCCGACAAAGGATGTCCACTAATCGTACCAATATCAGCACATTCGCAATGGAAACCGCCTATTTTCCTAGAATTATCAGCCGTATACCCTGTTGGGACAGTGCTATTCGCAGATACGATAAATTTAGGCACAGTCCCTGTTGTAGGCTGGCAAGCATAAATATAGAAATCTTGACCTGCTCTACTAGTAACTACACCATCCGTATCCCAACTATCTGCTTGAGTAATGTCTAACGCTTGTGCACCACTAGATGTATATACTTGATTACCTATTGCAACACCTACGTAAGATGGTACGGTAATTGTTGTTTTAGCAGCTTGCCATTGTGCATTTCTTGAGTAGTACACAGGAGATACATACTGAGTAGTTAGAGCATTAATAGCTGTTTGCATCGAGTCTAAAGCAGATTTAATAACCTTATTTTGTACTGGGTTAGTACTATCATCAGATAAAGTACTATCTACTGTAACAGATGTGGCAGAAATCGCACCGTCTTTATCAATTGTAATGCCAGAACCTACTTTTACACCACCTAATACTTTATCAGTAGCTACAGGTAGTGTGTAATTGTTGGCACCTTCAGCAATCCCAGCCAACTTAGTTTTTTCTGCGGTTGTATAATCTTCAGTAGACAAACCTTTACCAGTTACTTTGTCAACTTTCTTAGCGAGGTCAGTGGTTGCAGAATCTTTCGTGTAATATTTCTCGTCAGCATCTGCAGTTGTCTGATAAGCGGAGAGGTCAACAGACATTACACCAGCGGCGGAGATAGCTACGTTACTACCACCTTTAACACCACCCAGTGCAGAAGAAGTAGCAATCGGAAGAGTGTAGTTGTTTGCACCCGTTTCAACGCCTGCTAGTTTATCCTTTTCGTCTTGAGAATAGGCAATATATCCCTCCTTGTCTACTTTCTTTGCTAATTCTGTGGTCATATTATCGGTAGTAGCATAATTACTTAAACTACAAGCGACTGGTAAACCGTCTTTCCAGTACACAGGGGTATTCTCGCCCCCAGTATCATTACAAGACAATTTAGTGGCTGTGTCCGCATTACCAATAACATTACCGTGCCAACCGTCAGCTTTAATGGCACCTACCAGTGTGGCATTGTTATCTGAATCTACTTGGTGAAAATTCCATACAGCACCATATTCGTAAAAATCTACTTGGTTATGGTCACTATACCCAAAATCAATAGCGTGATATAATTGAGTTGCATTACCCTCCCCACGTAGTCGTTTTGTCTGAAAATAATTTGTATCAGCTGTACCAGTTTGTACCACAGGAGCAACTAAGGTACCCGTCATAGTATCCCCAGATAACGACACTTTTTTATCTAAAGCAGCTTGCATATCTGTCTTATTGGCAATATTATTAGTTCCCCTTGCACTACCAACCGTAATAGAAGCTGCTACATATCCATCTTGCCCTTCAGTACCAGATGCAGGAGTTACTTTAGTCACAAAATATCTATCGTGTTTATTGTCGATAATAGTATCGCCAACTTTAACCGCTCTATTGTTGGTATCTACACTAGAGAGAGGAATCGTATTATTACTCAATACATCGCTGTCAACAAAGAATATACTTTGGGAATTGTCAACGTAATTAGTTATAGTTTTATTTGCCGCTGTGATTTGAGTGTCTGTATACTCTTTAGCACTAGTTAATGTTGCAGCATCGCCGTCGGTTCTACTCTTCGCCTCAGCCGTAATCTTGTTACCTAAATCTGTATCAGCTTGTTTTAACGTAGACGTTTGAGTTTGTAAAGTATTAGAGATGTCAGTATCTCCTGCTTTACGGTCAGTAGTCTCTTGTGTAAGAGCTGTCGAAAGGTCACTAATTTTCTTAGTAACTGTAGCTGCCATATTAGCATCGTTTCCTAACGCATCAGCTAGTTCTTTTAAAGTATCCAAGGCTTCAGGAGCACCACCAACTAAATCAGATACTTTTTTGTCTGCGTAAGCTTTAGCAGTTGTTAAAGCATCGGATACTTTGTTGGATACTTCAGTTGATGTGTCTGCCCCCATTTCAGCAAGAGTAATATCCTTAGTGGTTTCGTCTAAAAAGTAAAGATGTAAACCACCAGTATCTTTCCCTGTAATCTGAATCACAGGGTTTTTTAATTTATTAAGTTGATTTTTAATGTCGGCACGAATAGTTGTTGCTTCTTTTGCATCCGCTGCTGCGCTAGTAGCTGAATCGGCTGCTGCTGTGGCAGATGTTGCAGCTGCGTCTTGAGATGCCTTTGCACTATCCATGTAACTTTTGGCATTAGCTTCAGAGGTCTGTGTCTGTTGCAGTAATCTTGTGACACTATCTTTCATATCAGATACGTTTTGTTCATGTAACTCCATATTTTTCAACGTATCAGTTGCTTCTTGTACCTTTTGTTTAGAATATAAAGCCCAAGTACGAGAAGATTGAGTTAATCCAGTGGGGGAATCCCTATCTGGTTCTCTGTCTGGAGTACGCTCTGATACCGCCCAAGCTTCTGCTTTATTAACACTATTATCAATGTCAACCATAGCGTCTTGATAATTAGTGTTTAATCGTCCAAGTTCATATTCTCCTGCCTTATGGATAGCGTCTTCTGCATCACGTTCCCACTGGTCTATATTAGCTTTTGCTTGAGTTAATAAAGAAGTAAAAGTAGTGTTTAAGTATGTGACTTTAGTGGTGACTAAATCATTAATAGTAGTTATACCAGATGCACTGGCGGCTTTGGTATCTTGTAAAGCTTGTTGCGCTTTATCTGCATTTGTTTTAGTGGATGCTTCAAGTGTTGTAACATTCTTTTCAGACGCTTGAATCTTTTCGTAAGTCGAGTTAATATCATTCTTAATAGAAGTTACATCACCAAGTACAGCACCTGCGTCTTGCGTTTTCCCGTCGTCAAATGTTACAATAAGATGGGCATTATCATCAAGGGATACACTAGAAACGCCAATACCACGTTCCCCTTTTTGCCCAAATCTTAATGTAACTTTCACGGGGGTACTTGCAACAGTTATATTTTTCACTGGTTACCTCCTTGTGAAATACCAGGGGATACAAAAGCTCTACCGTTACAGATACGAGTGACATCATGACCATCGTACATATTTACATCCCAGTAGAGTTCTTCCCATTCTCTATATGTGTTACCTCCAGTGTCAATAGCAGACGTCTCATCTGCTGACAATGATAGGTTTACAATACCATTTTTGGGGTCTACATCTACCTGATGCATTTGAGCAATTACCGTGGTATCCTCGGCAGAAGCTTTAATACTAGCAAAGAATTTATAATTACTAATATCAATAGGGATATAGTTATCGTCATTTTGAGAACCGTCTGTAGTTGTATCAGATGTTGTAGTTGTAGTGCTTTCTTCCAATAACTCAAACTGAATATCGAAGTCAGCTCCTTGATTAATAACTATATCAATTACTGGTACTAGTGGTGTTGCATTATCACAGTTATGTCGAAGCATTATACACCTCCATAGTGGCGAAGTAAAGAAATAACTACTCCCTCGTAAAATGCTATTTTGTTTTGGCATTGTTTCTTTGTGTTTTTATCAGACACTAGCGAACATCCCCCACGACAAATACCTTGAATTTCACAGTGTGTACACATATCGTTCTGCCTACGAATGGTTTTATCCCAAGCTTTAGTATAATCAGCTGGGAAATTTTCATTGTGACAATTATATAAACGACCTTCTAAATCAATGTTAATAACGGTTGTACCGTTTCCACACTTATTCCCTATTTGATTACTGTTATGTACTTGTTTTTGTACCAATGCTAATAAAGCTCTTTCACATGGTGTACTTCTAAAATGAATTACTCTATCTGTTACTCTACACATTGTATTATAAATACGACTCGTATTGAGTTGTTCATATTCGAAATCTTTGTCTGTAAAATTCAACGGAAAATCAAAATTTAAAGAGCAGTTTTTGCCTGGTAAATATTTATTAACTCCATGAATCACACTAGCTATAGAGTTCCATTTTGTTAATACAGCTGAAATGCCTAAGTTGTTCAGGTCTTTGATGTTAGGGTTGTCTCGTAATGCATTATATCCACGAGTCTTTGTGCTAATATCGCCGTCCCACGAAATTGTAACTCCAACATTGTAAGTATTGAAGTATGTAACTTTTTCTTCATCGAGTAACTTACCATTCGTGATAACGCCGTAATGTAAGTCTGAACGGTGAGACATAATTTCTTTAATAGCCCCAAAATACAATAAAGGTTCTCCACCAAAAAAAGTTACTCGTGTTTTAGGTGGTAGTGAATAGAAGTAGTTCCAAAACTTAGTACTAATATGTCTAGGAATCTGCTGGTTAATTATCTGTCGCTGACAGCAGTACGTACATTGTAGGTTACAATCACGCCCCAGTATTATGAATAGTCTCATTTTTAGCTCCTATACAAGCGGTAACCATTTCGCCTCCCTGTACATTTAAGACTGTACGGAGAACGTCCATCACATAATCAGTCGCAAACAAAAATGTAACGGCCTCCAACGGAATGCCAACGGCAGCGAATACGATTGCACAATCCATCAGGGTTCCACCAATAATTCCAGGGGCACAAGTCAGTACTACTGGTGTTAATAAAATAACCACAAGAATTGCCCATGGAGACAATGTGACGCCAAAGATACTAGCCGCATATAGAGTATAAATACTTACACAAATACACGAACCTAAACGCATTAATACAGACACAAATGGAGTGACGTAATCAATCACTTGATGTGAAATATTGGTGTGTTCTCTCATATAATCCATACGGACACCCATGGTGTTCGTAGAACCACCTGCGATAGCGTTGGCGATATCTGGTAGGATAAAGATTTTTAGAAACTGTACTCCATCAACTTTATGATAATACATAAACGGTAGAGATATAACTAAAGTAAACAGTACCATACCAACAATAAGTGTACCAAACATATATACGTAACTAATCAATACTCCAGCACCTAATTTAGCTACCATAGGGTATAATAAGGAAAATACTCCAACTGGGGCAAACCACATCACATACTTGGCGGCATTAAGGAAGATATACTGAATCACCTGCATACCGTGTAAAATATGTTCAGCGAACGGACTAGCTCGTCCGATTACTCCGACGATGACGGATAACACAATGATTTGTAACATATTACCAGTCACAAGAGACTGTAGTACGTTGGTTGGGATACAACTATTGATAAATGCCAAAATTGTTGGAGCTTTAACCTCTACAGCTGTGGTAGCAACTAAAGTAAACGAAGGAACACCAATGAACCAAACGACAAGCATGCCAATGATAGCACCGATAATACTAAGTCCCACTATCATTGTACCTATTTTAGTAGACATGTTAGCCGTACCACCTTTATCTAGTATAGCTGCTGCGATAGAAGTGAAAGCCAACGGAACAACACACATCTTTAGCAGTGAAGTAAACATAGTACTCAATTCCGCAAGAGGATATTGTATCCAAGTAATGTCTCCAAATACTAATCCAATAACTACAGCGAATATAATCGCTATGAATATATTTCTATACATGTTTACCTCCGTCCTGTGACAATGCATTTAGTACGTCGTTTAGTAGTTCATCTGAATCTTCAAGACCGATTGACAGTCTGGCACAATATCCGACGGTATATCGTTCTTTACTACGGAAGAAATCAGCAATAGAGTACGTACACCCAAACGTTCCCACTGTTTTAAAGAGCTTTAAACGTGTACAAAATTCTTCAGTCTTACCTGGTAAAGTAATTAAACCCCCCACTTGTGCCCATGTACATGGCACCTGTAATTCCTGAAGTTTATCGTAGATAATACCAGCACTTTTAGTATGCTGTCTCATACGTGTTTCTAATGTTTGTAAACCTCGACTAACCATATAGGCTTTTTGTGGGTCTACATGATTACCTCTGTGAGCAATAACCCAGCTTAAATTATCTTGTCCAGGATTAACTAGCGGTACGTCCTTCTGCTCAAGCCATTTCATACTATCTGCAAAACAGATACCACCAGCCATCACGTCGCCGTACCCACACACATATTTAGAATAAGATTCAACACATATGTCTGCACCATAACGAATAGGGTTTGAATAATATAACGAAACAATTGAGTTGTCTACTGCAAGCAATCCTCCGTGTTTGTGTACTAATTCAGCGATTGCTTTCACGCTATACCATTGACCAAATGTTGTTGGGTTGTCGATAATAACTAACACTGGTTTGATTGCGTTCTCTATCACTTTATCTAGTTCATCAAGATTATTACAATCTTTTAGTTGCACAGTATGAATGTTTTTGTAGTGTAACCAATCACGTGTCTCGAAATAGGTGGAATCGTCAACTACTACAGTAGATGGGTTGAGTAAATCTAACGTGGTTGTAATTGCTTCCATTCCACTATTACATAGTATTGTTCGCCATCCGCCATATAGTTTATTAAGTTCATTTTCCGTCTGGCTTATGGCTTTGTTATGTGTCCTAACGTACCTTGACGTTTTTTCGTCCACTATATTTAAATCTATTACTGGATACATGTGACCTCCTATTCTATTCCATACTTGGCTCTATCGACTTTATCAAAATTGGGGTAGCTATCTAATAAAGCATTAAACCAACCTTCTAGTTTACCAACCTTTTCGTTTGATAAAAATATTTTATGACTAGTTCCGCTAGCGTTAGTAGTAATAGAACCAGTCGGTAAATGGTACTGCCCCCATACGAAAAGTGTAAAATAATTAGCGTATTGCTCGTCAACACTCTTAAGATACTGTTTGACTTGATAATTCACGTACGCTCTTGGCATTATTGTTTTAAACGTGTCACCATACAACATCTTAATTTCACAGTTAGAGCATACTCCACATTGCTGTGGTAATGCTGTACAACACGTTCTCATTAATGGAATCAAATCTTCGTATCCCCACTTTTTCAGTGCTTCTAATTCCTCGATAGCATTTGTGTGTGCTATACAGAACTTAAGTCCACCGAAAATAGTAAACATATCTTTATTTCCGTTTTCGTCTCGTGTGAGAGTGCCATCGTCCTGTATGTGTATACCGTATTCATTTAACGCTGTTTCAGTACGACCGATACCGTTTGCAAAACGTCCTGGGGGAGGAGCCTCAATACCAATCATGATGCCTGGATATTTGTCTGTCAATTTGCCAAGTGCTCGATACATATAATGTTTTGCTACTAGTGGCTCGTTTTGCTGTCTATCATACGCCTCCTCGAACCCTTCTCTATATGGTAAGTCATCCTCTTTAATTCTAATAGGTTTCAGTATTTCAGCTCTAATTCCATGTTCTGAACGTATAAATGGTAATAGGTTGTCCTGTGCTTCTATTTCTTTGTCTGCGGCACCTCTATTCACTGTTTCAGGGAACAAAACATAAATTGGTTGAATCGGCTCATCACTTTCTCTGGCTAGTTTACATAGTAGGTATGTACTATCTAGCCCACCAGACCATAAAATATACCTCATGTCTCACCTCAACAATCGCAGTTACAGTTACAATCACAATTACATTGCCACGAAGTACCCACTTGTTTATTAGTTACTTTAACCGAGTGTTTTAATAGTGTGTTAATTATGTCAGCTAGTGCGTATGTGCCATTCTGAAACATTGGTTCAAACACAGCACCATACTCAGGTTTAGTACCAGACCCACTATCTCTGCCAGTAGAAATATATGGAGAATTCCCTATTACGTCGCCACCTTTTGATGTACCGTAGGATACGATTGGAGTATAACCGTTATTGGAATATGGCGAGCCTAAACCACCTTCGCCATATACTGTACCTGTGACATTTAGGTCACCAGCAATTGTCATACCACCGCTAAAACTAGCGTCACCAGTTTCGTTATTAATCCAAGCCTTATTACCCTTACCGACTCCATTGAAGTAAGTAGTCTTACCTCTAAGCACCAGACCATAATCTTCTTTACCACTGTTCTGCCATGTTTCTTTGCCGATACTTGGGTCTTCTGTAGTACTATTGTTCACGGTGAACACAATCTTATTTGCGTCTACTTCTCCAGTGGTACTGATAGTACCATTACTAATAATACGGTTAGCCGTAATCATACCATCAGCACCGTCAGTTGGCGTCATGGTCATGTAAGTAAGAGTACTAATATCAGCATTACCTAGTGTAGCGTCGATAGCGTTCACAGTATTAGCAGTCAAATCAAGGATAGCACCTTTATTAGCACTAAGGTCATCTGCGTTGATGGTATTTGCCTTAACTGCGTCAGCCTCGATAGTGTCATCAATTTTCAGGGTATCTACAGTAATTGTATTACTCGTAAGTTTCTTAGCGTTGATGATATTCATATCGGCATTGTTACCAGTAATGTTATTACTGTGGACATCAATAAAGGTGTTCAAATCAGAATGTCTTGGGTTGCTTACATCAACTGTAACAGAAGTAGAATGATTAGACTCTCCTATGCAATCGAAGTATGTAAGACTAATAACATCATGTTCCTTGGTTGTGTAATACACGAAAGTATGCTGCGTGTAGTCAACTGTAAACTTAACATTGTTAATATACACGTTTGTCCCAAGTCCATAGGCAGGTGCTTTGAAGTCAACTGTAATTTTATATTGGTCTTCGTTATCGTTTTTATCAACCGTAACCGTAGGAGTTTCTGGCGTCGTTAACTGTGGGAAAGAGTAGTTAGAATTAAGCGAGGTAGAGTATTTACCACTAATACCAAAGTTAGCGGCGTAAATAGTACCATTACGCTCTTTAGGGATGTACATAAAAGACTGACCACGAGAACGTGTGAGTAATCCATCGTCAGTGCCAAAGTCGTTGTTACCGTCTCTCAATTCTGTGAAGGTATAGAAAGCGTCAGACTTCTGTGTCCATTCAATTAATAATCCTTTCGCAGTAGCTGTAGTTGTTAAAGAAGCTGGTGGTGTTGTATCCCGTACCTGCACAGGAATGAAGACTTGAGCACTAGGTGCCTTATCTTCTTCAGAACGTTTGCCGTCATCAGTAACACCGATAGCTGTTACTCTGTATCTATATCCAGGTAACACATTACTAATCGTAGCAGTGAGTTCACCTTTCTTGGACTGATAAATACGAGAGCCTACCTGATTCCAGTTGACAGAAGTGTCACCCTTTTGCGGTGACTGTTGAAGATTAAGCAAGGCGTAACTATACACACGAGCTTCATTAAAATCACCAGTCTCCCATGTGATGATTAAGTTATAATAGTCACCAGATTTCTTATACGTCATCTTAACATTAGAAAGCTGGTTACTAATAGTTGTAACAGTTCCTTCTCCACCGCCACCAGAACCGCTACCCGTTCCAGCGTACGTGGCGATATAGTTTAAAGATTTCCGAACTGCGTCAGCAAACTTACGACCATCACCCTGAGAGTCTGTAGGAATAGCGGCTACTAGTTTAGCCGCCTGTGTGTTAAAATCTGTAGCCATCTATCCACCTCATTTCGGAAGTAATTTAGCAATACTGGTTGTGAAGTCCATCTCAGAACCCATGTCAAAACCGTGGTTCTGCATAGCAAGTGTGACTACCATCTGTGCCACAAGATTAAGTAACGCAGTGTTGAACCAACTGGTGCCTTGCGGTAAAGTATCCTGTAGCGTAGAAAGAAACTTAGGCCTCATCCAGTATCTAAAAGAACAGGGTAAGTCACCGTAGCAATATAACATGTGGTCGTATCTCTGTACTGGCGGCTTACCTGTAGGCATCCAATAATCTTTAGGAATCTCTATTTTGCGTTCATTCATCGTTAAATAACCAGCAATTTCATCATAATCCATTTGAATCATAACATTCCATACCATGTTAATTGCGTCGTTAATATAGGCTAATAATTCATCATCAGTGTATCCTGTTTCGATAGCGTCAGAGATACGTTGACGAATAGCATAACGGTCAAGGAACTGCTCGCCAGTCATACGAGTAAACGTAGTAGCCGGGTTTGTGGTATCTGTAGGTAATCCTGGATTATCTGCCATTAGCTACCAGCCCCCTGTTCTGTCTGTCCTTGCATTGGGTCTGCCTCAAGTACAGTGTTCTTAATCAGACGGTTGAGCTGCCATTCACGATAGAACGGAACTTTATCTTCCAGCGTCCGAACCTTTGGACGTAAAGCAAAATATCTCACAATCATAGGACAAGGATACTCTTGGTCGAGTAATTCCATCACTACCTTATCTTCATCTTCTGTGAAAGCGATAGGGTACTGACCAACAAACTCAATGAAATCATCTGGCCGTTCTACAGATTCACCAGCGGACAGTTGAAACTCCTTCACGAACTCTGGAGTCTTATTGTCTGCCAACTCCAACGATACTGTATCAATAGCATTATTAAGGCAATAGATAAGCTCTTCGTCAGAATACTTGAGCTTACCCATGTCGTTAAGTTTCTGACGTACCTTAATCAGTAATTGGTTTACTGTCATTCAATCACCCCTTTCACAAATAGAACGGAAGTTCTCTAGTAATCTCTAGGTTAGTTGCTTGGTTACTTGTTTCGCTAGCTACTGCTGTAGCAATATCATCATCGGTAATAGAACCCTTGATGTAGCCAATCACCAAACGCACCAAGAGAAGATAGAAGAAATACGGTAGTTCAATAATCTCATCGAGATGATGAATCAAAGGAACGTGCCTGTAGTAAATCATGGTGTCATCTGTGTCAGTATAAATCTTAGTGCCACGTAAATGCCATTTGATTTTCTTCTTCTCGTCCTCTGGTAGTTCCTCGTCGGACAACCAGCCGCAGAAGTTGATGTAATCATCTGGCAATTCGACACCATACTTACGTGCCTTTACAGGAATTTCCTTCTTGACATAAGGGGAATCAAGACGTACAAGTTCAAGATTCACGTATGTCACAACGTGGTTAATCGCAGTAACTAACTCTTCATCCGAGTGTACTCGATTATACAATTCATTCAATCCCATGAGGATATCGTTGGACAATCTTCTTGCACGAATATATTCCATGATACCTCCTTACAAATGGTCAACAGTCATAAACTCAGGATTATCTTTGAGCCATTGTTTAATGTATTTGTTGAATGATTCATGGTCACCACAAGCCATAGCCTCCTTGGCACACTGGAGTGTAATCTCGGTAGGGTCGTTCCAACATTCATACGGGATACGTCCAAGCCGTCTACCGCCTTTGTGTTTACCAAGATACGGGTCACGCTTCTTATCTTCGTAACAAGAACGCATGATCTCTGTTGGATCCCAAACATTTGTCAGCGACCAGTTACCATGTTTATCAACTTCTACATCCTGTCTAACAATGTTATTACTCATAATATTCCTCCTATATAAGAAAAAAGGGGGAGCCATAGCTCCCCCCAATTTTCACCAAACAACAATTACGGCGTACTGCCAGAACCACCAGAAGTAGAACCACCAGTAGTAGTAGATGCGGTAATAGTTTCAACAACGACAGGTTTCGGATTAACCTTACCAGTCAGATTAATAATACGAGCATTAGCGTTCGGTGCAGTACATTCGATAGAAGCAACACCAGTGATTACCTTTTCCTTATAAGTACCAACTCTCGGTGGTTCTTCGGTGTGGAACGGAATCAGATAGCCAAGTTTCCAGTACTGTGGGTCGAGCAAGTCGACTACGCTATCTTTGTACATACGGTGAGCTTCCAAACGCAGAGTACCGAAGTCAGTTTCGATGATTTCCAAGGAAGTGGAAATACGTTTGTCATCTGCCTGACGAATCGGCAAAGCACCCTGAGTAAAGTCTGCACATCCACGTTTATTCTTTGCAGACATGATTGCAACAGACGGGTCACCACCACGCTGCCAAGTGAGCTGCATAGCGTCATTCAGAAGGTCAAAGGTCAAGTTACCTTTAGCCACATCTTTAGCTGCGTCAATGCAGTTCTGGAAGGTCAGACCAGTCATTTTGGTTTCTTCAATCTTACCTTCACCATTAGACACGCCATGACCGTTAGCGTCATATTTCACGGAGTTCATAGCTCCTTCAGGAGTGTCGTAGAGGTAGAAGGTATTAGCGTCTTTAACCGCTACATAGTATGCAGTGTTTTCTGCACACTTTGCACCACCACGAACGATGAGTGCGTCACCGTTTACAAAACCGTGGTCGTTCAAAGTAAAGGTACCTGCAGCAACAGTAGCACCAGTCAAAGCGGCTTCCAAAAAGTAAGGAATACCACCGAAAGTACCTGCTACGTTTTCGGACATTGGAGTTGCGGTATCGTTGTTTACGATAGCATATTCCAAGTCACCTGCAATTTCTTTACCAGCTTTAACGAACTGGTACGCAATTTCATCACGTACGCCATACTTTTTGATGGCCTGGGTGATATCACTGATGTTGTAACCATGCATGAACTGTTGCACAGTGTTGTACATCCAGCGTCTCGGTACAGTTTCCGTGGTATCGAAGTTGATAACTTCAGGATGTTTGTTGACCATTGCTGGACGGAGGGAGTCTCTCAACCATTCGTGTTTAGTGGAGACTACCTGGGTTTTACCAAACATTTGAGTCAGTTTGGTTTTATCTGGGTCGAGGTTGGTAATAAAATCGGACATATCACGAATAGTACCAACGACGTTATAAGAGCGAAGGGCGGAACCGCTATTATGCGGAGCACCAGCCCCTGTAGCTGGCATACCTACTGGCATGTGTTATTAACCTCTCTTTCAGTTATACGCCAAGCTCTTTCGCAAACCTAGATACATATGCAGCCTGCTGGTCATTGGTCATTTGACCAAGAGCCCGATAGTCCATCTGTGGAGCCGCCTGCTGGATTGTTCCTCGATTATTGGTCGGTTCTACGTATGGTGGACGTACCTGAGATTGTGGTACTTGTCTTGGTGCAGGCTGTGGTACTGGCTGCGGAGCCTGCTGTGGCTGATTGCCACGATTATAGTACATATTAGATACAGCTTGCATGTAGTTATCAAGAACCTGTGCGTTACCATTTTTCAGTGCGTCTTGTACTTCGACGTACATCTTGTACGGAAGGTTCTGCAAACTATTCAATGCGAGCTGATTAATAGCGTCGAAGTTTGGGTCTTGTCTATACTTAGCCGCTACAGATTCAATACGCTGTGCGGCAGCCGCTTTATCAGCTTCCTGCTGTTTCATTTCATTTACCCTCTGTAGGGTTGCAGCTTTAACATTACCAACTTCATTAACATATGCTGCCATATGTTTGCTATTGTATTCATCGAAATCTTCACCAAAGATTTGCTTAACTCGGTCTTTGCAATAAGAATCAACCTGGTCAAGGTATGCTCTCTGGTCTGCCAAAGCCTTCTGCTGCACCTGGTCGGGAGTCATCTGCGGCTGCTGAGGCTGGTTCATCTGAGACTGAGGGTTGTTCGCCATCTGCTGCATTAACATCTGTCGCTGCTGTTCGAGCTGTTGACGCTGCTGTGCGAGTTCCTGTGTCTTTCGAGTGTAATCTGCCTGACGCATATAACCATTCCGCATTTCATCCATAGACACCTGTACGTCCTGTCCGTCTACACGAACAGTCTGCATGTCGTTCGGCTGTGGTTCAGGTTGTGGCTGTGGCTCGGGCTGTGGCGGTTCTGGGACATCAGGTGGTTCATCAGTAGGTTCATCTCCGCCTCCGAAGAAAGCGTCAGAGAAACTAATGTTACCATCTGCGTCAATACCAAACATCGGCTGGTCGTCAGGGTTACCTTCAGGTGCAGGCTGCGGTGCAGGTGTTGCGTCCTGTGGTACGTTCTGTACGTCCTGTGGTGCTGGTACTCCGTTCTGTAAATCTTCCATAAAGTCCTCCTTTTTGCACTCCGTAAAGGTTGGTGCAATAAAATATACAACGTCATAAACCGTGTGAAATTTATTCGTTATTCAACGAGGTTTCACACGGTCTTGACGAGAATAAACTGGCACGGGTTGTTGGAATCGAACCAACGATAACGGAGTCAAAGTCCGTTGCCTTAACCACTTAGCTAAACCCGTATCTCAATGTTATAAGAAATTACTTTCTACGGTCACGTGCAGCCCATCCTCCGATATATGCACTGTCGTAAGGGGAATGATAATTAATTTGACTATAGTTATCAGGCACCTGATTACTGTAATCCTGATAGGACGGTGCTGGATAAGCATTATCCATGTTGTAGTAATCCGCCACACTATTACCCCACGAACCAACATTACTATTGTTTGCAGAGTTGTCGTCGGCAGGAATGCCAAGAGAGATAGCGTCGCCAGCGGCACCACCATAGTCTCTCATCATAGCAGCCAAATATTCACGGCGTTTGCGTTCCTGTTCCGCTTCATATTCTGCCTGAGTGTGACGGATACCACCAGCTGCGTCGAGTGCTTGGTGCATACCCCAGTTCATGTTAATCTTACTTGGGTCTTTCAGTTCATCCTCAGACCAAGTACCAGTATCACGCATAAGCTGGATACCTTTTTCGTTAATGTCATCACCAAGTGTATCATAGTTAATTGGTGCATTAGCCGACCCAGACGGTAGCGTACGGGTAGCAAAATCCTTAGAAAATACTTGAGGAGTTGGTTTTAATTCGTTTCCACTATCAATAGCCTTACGACCACGATTAGCGGACTGTACCCAAGCATTATTCTCGTCGTGGAGAGGTGCCTGGAATTTAGCACGTAGACGTTCACGTTCCTGCTCAAGTTCAGATTTTGGAGCACTAGCTCCCTGTTTCTCTTTCTGAATGTCTTGAGATGGGTCACCGCCTTCCTGCTTCTGAGAAGCCCAATAACGGAAATCAGATGGAGTCAGATACTGATATCTGTTCATTCCATTATCTCCGTTCAGTCGCCAGTCCTGTCTATCCATAAGACGGGAGAAGTCTGGTGCCTGGTCGAGTGGAATACCAGTGTCAATCACCTGTCTAGGGATATAACTGGTGTAGTTAATTGCCATTAATAACCTCCTATTCCATTAGTGGGTTCAGCAGGTGCTCCGTTGGGAACCCTATTATCGGATGGCTGCTGCCCTATTTGTTTATCGGGGGAGAGGGAGTCACTACCAGGTCTTACTGTAGAAGTGACTGCTCCACCTGCACCCTGTGGCATAGACGCCTGTTGTGTTGGTACTGCACCCTGACCAGTGTTATTAGCCATGGCAGGGAGTGTGTGATTCAAGAATACTACCTGTACATACGGGGGAAGTGAGTACAGAACCTGAATCGGAAGTGTGCCATACTGGAAGTAGTAAGCTACCACATCAGGGGGGAGAGTCTGAAGTGTAGTCTGAATTACTTGTGCTTCAAGCATAGCTCTCTGCTGTGTAATAATCGGGTCGGTGATGTAGTCACCAGTGTTCTTCATACCCATGTTTTCCATCCAACGCTTCACGATGTTGTAGATGTTATGGGGGGTTGCTACTGCAACACCAGCTGCGTTGACCTGCATGATAGCAGTCATCAAAGTCTGAAGCTGGGTATTCATTGCTTCCTTACTCTGGATGGAGAGACCAGCGTTTACAATCAAATCGAAAGACCCAGACAGGTCATCAGGTTTGATTTCCATAGGTTCCCCTGTTAAACGAATAACAGTATTCTGGTCAATAAACTTCTGGTTCAACGATATAAGAAATCTATACAACTCATAAACACCAGTTTCAGCAAACATACGAGCAATAAGCTCGAGTCGCTGGTTAGAGGCGTTCATAATAGCGTTGATACCACTAGCAGTTTTGTTCAAGCTAGAAGCGTCAAGACCTTGGTTGTATCTAGTCACACCAGTACGCTGTTCCTTCTGACCTTCTGTCCATTCAAGGAAGTTAAAAGTATAAGGAGCAATCTGGTTGACTGGCATAGACATAGCTACATCATTCATCTGATAGCCAGGTTTCTTACGAATAACCGCACGACCTTTATTGAAGTCATCAATATTGATAGCGTCTGGAGTAAGAATCATCTTAGGGTCATTGGTTAATGCAAGGTTGTGAATAATCTGGCGAATGAGTGCCACCTTCAGATTCTGAATTTCACCCACCAGTTCTGCATAAGAACGTTTAGACCAAATACGGTGTGGGTCTTGTGTAGGGGAGATGGCAAAGAACGGATGTCTACCCATGTAATTTGGTTCACATCTAAGGATGTGGTCTTGACACATGGTGATAATCATATCCTCAAGGATACCATCACCATTGATATCAATCTTAGTGTAGCATTCGTAGAGTGTTACTTCCTCACGAGCTTCTTCAGCGGCGGAGTGGAAACCGTAATACTGGTCACCAAGTACCTCTTCCATCTCTGTATCGGCTTCATCAAGCCCGTATCGAGAGTGCCAATGTTCTGGTTTAACTTCATCTACGTTAGCATACACGCCTTGCTGTTCCATCTTGCGAAGGTAAGACATGGTAACTCTCTTCTTGTGTGCCACGAAATTAGCTTCATCCAACGTCTTTGCGTCAGGAGAGTACAAGAAGTCAGAGATAAGAATGTTCTCAATCTTCGGTGCGTTCTTCAGATAGAAGGTGGAATCATACACAACTGTATAATCTCCGTACTTATCTGGGTCGGAGATAGACTCAATGTGCACACCAGTATCCATCAAAGCACGAAGACTAGGGAAATTAAGAATACATTGTACAGGTTCATACCCTTCTTCTCTATCCCAATAACATTTCACCACCCCAAGTCCAGTAATCAATGCGTCTTTCATCCAGTTGTAAAGAATAGGAAAGAAATGATTCTGTCTTTGGAGCTGGAAAGAGATAAGGTCTTGCATGACCTGAGCGTTATGGTCGTCCTCAGCACCTACACCAGTGATACTAATAACATCATCACCGCCAGTGAACACTTTCATTAGAGATGGCAACGCCCATTCAATAGTATCGGTGACATCAGTAGATACTACAGAGGAAGTCTTACTGAGTTTTGGGAACATCTTTTTGTAGTATTCTTTATCGGCGAAGTAAATCTGGTATCGTTCCTTCATAGTAGGGATGATAACAGCTGTCTGGTAATCCTCCGCCTCCTTAATGTCACCTTTGATAATTTCAATAATGCTGTCGTTTAAATCTTCAGCAGTACGAATATTGTCGGTATTAATAGTGGTTACCTCCTTTCGTTTTAAATAACTCCTCTTTTATAAGAATTATAAACCACCAGCAAGTTCAATGTCATCGTCAGCTACGTTCTCCCACGCAGATACAGGTGCAACAGCAATCTGGTCTACGTAGGCAAGGGCGTCTGGAATATCGTCGTGTAGGCCCTTGGGGAATGTAAGTAGTTCTTCCTGCAATTTAGTAACCCAATCCATACCAACTGGGAACCAGATAGAACCCTGCGAGAATCTAGGCTGCAGTGCAGATTGAATACGGAGTTCCTTCTTTTCCTTAGCCGCTAGGTTTTCAATATAGAACCATACATTACGTCTTGGCATTTCCTTCTCGACGAAGTGTTTCATCGCCGCCTGAAATGCAACTTGTTCAATACCCACCGATACGGGGTGATACTTAGATACATAATCAAAGAGAATGTCAATCGACTCAGAAGGATCCATACGTTCTGCCGTGCAGTCGATAAGGAACCATTGATTAGCAGAGTTGACAGCAGTAACGAGAATAACGGTGTCATCGGCAGTCTCCTTCTTACTAACAGCTAAGTCCATGGTGATGTAGATATTACAATCGTGCCAATCAAACTTAGACAAATCAAAGTACCTAAAGTATTTCTTCTTGAAGATAGCCATCTCTGGAGACAACGCAATACACATCTTTTCTCGTTCCCAGATGTCTAACTTACCCAGTTTAGTAAAGTTATCACGTTCGTTGGCAATATCACGGACAGGGAACATCTCTGGCCAGTTGCTTTCTCCTTTCTCATTCAGAATAGGGATACGCATAAAAGTAAAGTTCAGTTCATCTGGCTGCAGTGCCACTCGTTCAATGATACATTTAGCCCCTAGGTTGTTGCCAATCATAAAGATACGACAGTCTTTACCAAGAGAAAAGATATCAGACAGGAACCAGTCCCAGTCTTTGTCCTGTACTGTATCTGACATGGAGTCTTCCAAGTCTTGAGGGTCGTCGATTACTACGATAGAAGGTCTCAAGTCGTGCCAGTTCAACCCACGGACAGAGGAACCTTTACCATATGCTTCCATATGAATAGTTAATGTCTCCCTTTCTCCGTCTTTCGTCCCACCAGTGTATACCTCTACCTCAAATACGTCCTGACTTTGCTGATTAACCTTCTTTAAGTTTAAGTTTAGTAAAGGATTATGCAAGTATTCATCAGCAATTTCCTTTAATCGTGCGTTAGCACCCCTTTGTGTACTCTTAATCAGTACCACATACTGTCTTTTCTTACTAGGAAATACTAAACAGTACAGAGGAAACGCTCTAAGTACGATAGAAGACTTAGCTGACTGTCTAAAACCCTCTACTGCGTAGTTGGAATCGCCATCTAACAAGATTTCACTCCATTTATAGTGGTACCAAGGGGACTTTACGTCGTCATCTAGTGGTAAAAACAGCCTTCTGAACGCTACTAGGTTGGTTTTCGCAGCTTCATACGCCTTCTGTAGCTCTTCTAGCTGCTCATTCTTCACTTGTCCCACGTTAATTTCCTCCTTTCTTCAACGATTCTAGGATAAAATGGGCAAATTCTCCCATACAACTGGTGTTTCTGTTGCCACATTTGTGGTTTAAAAACATGATGGCAATCGTTTTGGCGTCTTTTCCGTCTACTAACTTGGCGATGGCGGCTAAGTTTCCTTGGCAACCACCCTTAAATGCTACATTTCTTAGCTTTCCGTCCACAATATCAAACGACATCTCTTGTGAACAAACACCTTTTGGTTTATATACGTACATATTACACCTCCTCTTTTATATAAGGACTTATATTTTTCTTGAGACTTTAGTATGGTAAAGGAAATATACAGATAGGGACTTATATTTTTCTTGAGACTGGTATCTTCGGGGCGGCTGGCGCGTGACGGGTGGCTCTGACTGAAGCCCCACCCCCGTGGGGGGTAGGTAGGTGGGGGTAGCGATGGTGGAGCGGTGGACACTGTCAACCAATGAGATGTAAAATGATAACAATAGGATTGTAAACCAGTAACAACATGATAGTAAACCATAAACCAACGTATAAAATCATATATAAAAGCGTTGTGACTTTCCCGTACTAAACCCTATAAAGTGACCCAAGAGGTTGGTGAGTTGCCAACCGGAAAGAGGTAGAAATGAAACATACAGTATGCAGAACGGGGAAATATCGGTTTGTCTTATGGTATGACAAAGGGGTAATGACCAGCTTGACATGTATTGATAAAGACATTCAATACACATGGTTTCACTGGTCATCCTTATTCCGGTCAGAAAAGGATGACAGAAAAAAGGAAGTTGTATTACACTTCTTGAGAAAATGGCACGCCAACAGAACCAGAAGTGAACGATAATAAAATGGCCCTCGTAAGAGGGCTTTTTTATTGCCTAAAATTCATGAAATTTCTTTCCCATACTAAACCCTATAAAGTGACACAAGGGGAATGAGAAAATCACAACTCACAACCCACGTTCTTTGAAAACTGAATATCGTCATTCAGTTAGGTGTTTCCCCCGACTGGGGGAAGAAAGGGGTAGTTATCATGGCTACTGTAAAAACTGAAAGCACATCTTTTGTTGGCAACATCGAAAGAGCCAACGCAGTGGGTAAGTTTGATGTGGTGCAGAAATGCACCGCAAGCAAACCCATTGCTTTGGGAACGGTGAACGGAGTCCACCTGTTCAAAGTAGAGATGGTAGTGGGATTAGACACCGCTTTCCCTACCAAAAAAGGCGGTGTGACTAGTGCCCTCGTCTTTGTACCGTTGGACGGTGCAAAGTCCCTTGTAGGTGACTGGGGTAGCATTGAGTTTAATGCTGGGAACCCGTTCATCTATAAAGCGTCTCGTATGTTTACCGTACTAGACGCCAACGGGGACGTGGCAAAAAAAGGCAGAAAATCAGCCGCCTCGGAAATCGAGGAACTCAAAAAGCAGTTGGCTGAAATGGCCACGCTTTTGAGAGGTCTGCAAAAGTAAGATAGCTGGGATAGGGGGCAATTTGCCCCCGATAATCCCAATTTAAAAAAGGAGAAAATTAAGATGTACGAAAAATTATCCGGCCAGATGGCCCAATTAGGCGAACAGGTCGGACAGCTTGCACGGCTGTACGACACGGATGAAAAACAGTTAGTGGACATGCTAGAACGAATTGCGAATCTCATGGAATACGCCGCCCATGTTCTGAAAGAACCGAAGGATTATCCGGTTGACGATACAGAACAACAATGGGGCATTCAAGTAGCCGCCCGTGACATCAAAGGAGCTTTAAAAGAGGCTGGCGTATACGGGTATTACCAAGACGATTTAGAATACTTAACAAAACGTGCACTCGAATCATTGAAAGGTTGAGAAACTGGGACGCCGTAGCGTCCCTTTTCTTTTTTTTCTTCTGTGCTCAGCCATTCTTCTACTCAATTTCCCATAACACGACGCAATAGGCAGGACTAACGCTTAGGATAGGCGTGGCATGGACGTGCAGTAGGGGGTAGGTAGGGGGCACACGCAGGGGCGTGAACGTGTTTTAATTTATATACCGAACAAAACGAACAACTTTTCGTATTAAAATTCACGATTTCTTTATATAACCCCGTGATTTTTGTCACTTTTACCCTATTTTAGTACACCTGTTCTACGAACAAAACTAAGTAATAGAGAGCTTTTTACGCGTTTTTTATAGGTTTTATAGGTTTTTGCTAGTAAATCACATAACAAAAGTAACTATTATACACTTACAATGCCTTATACTGATACTATACACTCTATATACTATTATCTTACTAATTTAACTATTAACTATTAAAGAGAGGGCTAATAATTAAATTTTCGCCGTTTTACACTATTTCACACATTATTTGCATTTGCATTTCGCAGGGGCATAGTTGCCTATGTTTTGCTCTATATATAGCTATCTTGTTAGTTCTATTAAAAAGGGGCTAGTATTTTATTATCGCCGTTTTACATGGTTTATATTCTCACATATATTCATCCGTATCTGTTATCTATGATATATCTATGATATGGTGGATTGTAAACCTAGCTTTGACTGATGGTTGATGGTTGGTTGACAATCTGGCCCAAAAAAGTTTCCCGAACTAAACCCCAGAAAGTGAATTTGCCGAAAGGTTGGTGAACAAGCCAGCCGGACGGAAAACAGAATATCCCTACACACGTAGGGTGAGAGCTTGACCACAAGCGTATAGAAGAACCTATACGTGATTAAGAACAGAGCCAGTTACACACGCCATTAGACGGTGATAAATAACTTACCAAAGTCAGCGTGGATAAGTGTGTAACAAACCTTGGTTACTCTAGGTGAGTTAGTAACAGTGATTGTGTACCTAAACCAATACTTGGCTATACACAAGGTTCTTTCTAGTGGGTTTTTCTTCCAATAGAAAGCCTACTTCCATTTACTCTATTAGTAGGAGGTGATATAATGAAAAGGGCGAATAAGATTACTACCGCCGAACACAATGATAATTTCTATATGATTACGGCTGGTATCTTTATGGGTATGGCTTTCATGGCTATTACTCATCTGTTCTTTACGGTTATTATGTAAGGAGTGATAAGCATGCGTCGTAAAGACTTTTCTAATTTCTATGGGACGAAACGTACCTTCTTCGTTACTGACAAAGGTATCGCATCTACTAATTTGACACAGGTAGAAAAATATACCATGAACGAAATCACTGAAGTTCATGCACCTGTGTGGCAGTTGTGCGACTCTCGTCATGATAACGAAATTGCTAATATGGGGGGAATCTTCCCTAAGTGTCTGATGAACCCTCTCGATGTAGACGGGTTAACTGAATCATTAGTTCAGTCTTTCAGTGATATGGATGAATTGTCCACTATGTTTTGTGTGGTAACTGGTATGAGTACCGCATTGGTAGCTCTTATCAATTTCTGTTCAATAAAGAATATTAGATTGATACTCATGCATTACGATATAGTGCATGATTGCTATCAGTGTCAATTCGTTCATAATAAATATCTGGATGAATTATATGAAATTCGCCGTAAACACGATAATCATAATGGTTTAAGAGCTTTAAGATGAGGTGTTAATATGAAACATTTATTGCCAATCGGCACTAACGTAGTGACCAAAAAATTTGGTCACGGTATTATCATTGGAGTATTTGAAGATTCTGTTTTCCCATATAACGTTGAATTTGAATGTGGGAGACAAGAACTCTATTGTAAAGGTGGTTTTTTCTTCCCCACTGAAGCAGCCTATACAAAGAGTCATTACAATCACGACGATGTTGATTTCCTCGTTGAATAACGTGGAATTTCATCATTTTGACGATTTTAGGGGGTGAACATTATGCGAAGAGACCCACTGATTGAGATACTTGAAACATTTCTCGCATTAGTGGTGTTTGTATACATGCTAATGCACTTTAATCTGTAATTGATAGGCTTCTAAAGGGTTGTGCCTAAAACAGCCCTATTCAATGGGGATTACCCCAAAACAAATAGTATTGCCATAAGGCAGAAAGGAGTTTTCCTATGGAAAACGCAAGAATCGAAAAAAGAGACGGTATTATGTATTTGGTTGCTCCAATGACCAAAGAAACTCGCCAGTACGCAAAAGATGGCAGAGGCCATAAAGCTGGCGACAACTATGAAACTTTCGTAGTACATACGAACGGTCTTACTATGGACGGTAAAACCTATCGTTTTGACCTCTCTATGCCAATGAAAGCATGGAAAGAAGTAGATAGCGATGTGAAGAAGAAACTGCTCGCTACTCTGAAGAAATTCGACGCTGACAAAGCTAAGGAACTGAAAGACGCAAGCGTTGACGAAATTACGAAAGCTATTCAGGGCATGATTACCAATATGCTCACCTCTCTCAATAACTAATTATACAGAAAGGTGGTTGTCACCATGAAAACTAGTAAAATGGCGTTTGTTAAGTCTATTCTGCACGGTTGTGCTGATAGCTATTTCATTGATAAAAACGGTAATGTAAGAACTAGAACCGCTACCGTATCGTTTGGTCGTGTTATTGTCAGAGATGGCAACACACGTACTAAATATTCCATTCCAACGTTTATGCATATGTTGGCTCGTATCATGAATGTAGAACCAACTTATGATAACGTTGTTATGGGTTTTAACACCTATGCAAACGTATTGGCAGAAGAAGGGAGATAATTATTATGCCACATACCTGTGGATTGGCGTTCGCCAACTATTCCAAAAACTTGAATCGCTTGCTTTTGGGGCGGAATTGTTCCGTACTTGCAAGCGGTTTACAGAGACGCCATTTTGGTGTAGAATTGGAATTCTGTGATTATACATCACGTTATGAGTCCGAAGTAGACTATGATACTGCATATGCCGCTATTAATAGCCTGTTTGAACCGATTAACGCAGATAGTGACTCTACGAGTCTGTTTGAAGTCAAAGATGACGGTTCTCTTTATGGCAACGCTTTTGAGTTCGTAACATCTCCAATGACTATGAACTTGCTCCGTATGCTTAACTGGGAAGACTTCTTCGATGTGATTAAAGCGAATCATTACATTCAGACTGATTTCAATGAATGTGATAAAGCTGGTATTCATGTTCACGTAAATCGTAAATCTCTCCAGTATCCATTTAACGCAGCAGTTAATGCGTTGTTGTTTATTACGGCTAATGAAGATACTATTCGCCGTTTCGCTAGAAGGGCACAGCCTACATGGGATAGTTGGTGTGCTACTCCATACTGCCTTGAAGATGGTCAACTTAGTGAGGCTATCGCATATGCAGAAGAAGGTAATTACAGCGTATTTGGCGGTGGCTTCGGAAAAAAGTTTCACACCGATGAAACAAGATATCGTTGTGTAAACTTTATGTCGAATAACACGTGGGAACTCCGTATTTTCAACAGTACACTGAAAGCCAAGGATATGTATAATATTCTTGACTTCACGGACGCTTTGTGGCAGGTATGTGATACAGAGACATACGATATGTCTCTCGAAAAAATGGCGGATAAACTACATGAATTGGGAAATGATGAAGTAGCCAATTACATGTTTGAACCACCAGAAGAAGAATGGGTATGTGATGATTATAGTTATCGTTGGGATGAAGAAGACGACGATGACGATTATGATGACGATAGAGATGAAGACTGGTAACTAATTACGCTAGGGGAAACCCTAGCAATCGAAACAAGGGGTTTATCCCCTTGTCTAGTGGAATTAGCCCACCACTACTGATGAGATAGGCTATAGTTACAAGAAAGGGTGTGATATCATGGTAAATTGGTTAGAAGGCTTTTTGGCTTTGATTGGTGCTGGTCTTATGATACTGTTTGTAGCACTATTGCACGCATTACCGTTCATCTTAGGTGTATTAGTTATCTATTGGTTGTTGTTCTAGGGGGTAAACGATGGGACACGATAAACTTGAAATAGGGCAAATCGTTTGGACTAAAGCCTATGGTATGGGAATTGTATACAGTCATCATTATTTGTCTGACAAATTCGATGTACTATTCTCATTCTGTCAAAAATGCTATGACGAGAATGGTGACGAATGGATGGTTAACCCAGACGCTAATACGTATGAAGAAACTCTCAAAGCACTTGGATATAGTGAAATATCTTCGGTTACTAGATTTGCACCAGCTGGTAGGTTGTCAAGAGGAGAAATGGTATATAGTCCTATTCACGGTTTGGGAATAGTTACCGAAATCATATATGATGAAAGTCGCCCGAACGGTAGCGTACATGTTCACTTCCCATTAGATGACGCCACTCTAGCTGTTGGGTGGAACGGTCAACGTAATCCTAAAAACCCTGATTTTATACATGACGTATACTCAATGCTCAATAGTAGGGACTTTATTCATAGCGATGAAAGCATTAAACAAGCTAAAATTGCTAAAGAACTAGCTGAATTAGAAGAACAACGTGACCGTATTTTGGAACGTATTGATACACTGAAAGGAAAACGACATGTTTAATTTGAAGGAAGCGTTAAAAATGAGAACCGCCAACTTGACTATTGAAGTAGGTGACATTTAAACGTTACCTTATAGACGATTAGTGAGTCTATTGAGTGTGTACAACTTCGGTTGTACATACTAATAGCCCCATTAATTTAGATAGGGGTAGTTGTTTGCTACTAAAGTAGCAGAAAGGAACATGCCTATGTGTGTTATCGCAGTTTATCCGAAGGGTCTCCCCTTCAACAACACTGAGTTAAAACGTTGTTTTAAAAACAATCCCGATGGTGCTGGCGTTATGTGGCAAGAAGGAGACAACGTACACATTCGTAAAGGCTTTATGCAACAGAAAGCCTTGTTCAAATTCTTGAAAACTTTACCGACTAATGTTGATAGAGTTATCCACTTCAGAATTGCAACATCGGGCCGTGTAAGTGGTGCTTGTTGTCACCCATTCCCGATTGTAGACGACTACAAAACAATGATGAAACAGGATATCGTTGTTCCTGTAGCGTATGCACACAATGGTGTACTGACCGACTATACACCTAAAGAAGGTCTGAAATCTCCGTATTCCGATACAATGGTATTCGGTAAAGAAGTATTAGACCACCTTCTCAAAACTAATGTTGATTTGTTTGACCCGATTATTGATGTAATGATTGAGTCCACTATTGATGGTGACCGTATGGCTATCATGGATAGTAGAGAAGTTATTACTATGGGTAAATTCCTAACTAGTCAGAAGAGTGGTGCAAAGTATTCTAACGCCTCTTATTCCTATGATAAAAGTGCGTGGAAAAACTACGGGTGCGGTTCACTGTGGGGATACTACGATGATTCTGGATACTATCACTCCCACAATAACACCAACCACAACACTACGTCTAGCACAACGAAAAGTAAAGCGACTTCTACTGTAGAGGTTAATGCTACAAACGTATGTGCCAGTTTTACTACTAGTGTTACTATTGACCCTACCAACGAACATATTGTAAAGTATACCACTAAAGACTACGAGAACTTCATCGTAGATAACTTAGAAGAATGTAATATTTACGCCATGGACGTGTCTATTACAGGAATCGAAGATAAAAAGATGACGTTCAACGTAGAATGTATAGCATACGTTGATGAACTCGCATATCCGTTCTACAACCTGTACGATGGTAAAACAACACACGATTTTTGGAGAAGCAAAACAGCAGTTCGTGATGTACCAGTAGATATTTCCATATCTGATGTTCAGTTTGATGACGTAACATCTGATTCGTTTTAATTAGAAGGGAGATAACATAATGCCTAGATGTTGTGCATTTAGAGAAGATGTCATTATGCACCGTGCCACTAGAATGGCTCGCAGAAACGCAAGACATAACAAACTTATTGGTGTTCGAGTAAGATATACAGATTATGGGTTTTTAACTAGCAACGTAAAAGCAATCATTTTCGGGTTTAATTCTTATTTGAATCAGTTGTATCGTGAACTTCCAGATAACATCATTTGGTGTACCGAAGATGAATACAACCACAACTGGCCATTCTTCGCTAGTGAAATGATTCGTCAGCGGTATTTTCGGTATAATAACTTCCCCGATACAACACCAACACCAGCAAGTCAAATGCCAGCTAATTCTATTGGTTTTGATAAATGGCTTAACACTGTAGCAAGAGATACTAATGGCCGTTGGATATACTTAAAAAACGATGGTAACAGTGTAGAAGTTGTCATCTCTGATGAAGCTCCTAGTTGTGAGGTGGTATGTAGAGAATGTGATACTAACGACCTTAGAGACTTATCTCCACGTTCCTATTGGACAACAGTACTCAAAGGTCAGAATGTGTTAGTACGTCCACCTCTTGGTTGCCCAGAAAATGTTACAGTTCCAGTTGGTACGTTCTATAACTCTCGATTCCCGTTCAGAGAAGACGATAGCTATATCAACATGACCCCATTCTGTATGCAAGAAATAGACCGTCACGGTAGTAAGGAACGTTTACAACACTTCCCTAACGCTGCATTGTATGGGCAGTTAGTTTTACACCACGATAGCGATAACGATGAGCCGTACTACACTCTTACTCCAGTGTATCCCGATGTATTCGGTAATACTTGGACGAGGTATTTCAAGTCTCCAACGTCTCCAGCTTTTTCAGACACAGCTTCAAGTTACTGTTCTGATGTACAAAACAGTATCGACCCAAACACTAACGCAACAGTTTATCGTGACTGCTATTCTTCAGCTTCTATACCTACTGACACCTCTACAGGTAGACCAGTTACGTTCAGAGGTATTCCAACGACGCAAGATAGACTCATGACTTGTTTTACTGACGTAAACGGTGAACTGAAACCTAACTTACTTAGGATTATGGAAGTTGACGATGACGGCAACAAAACTTACACATACATCGATGATAGTGATGTTGCTTTCTACATGTTAAACCATTTCCCGTTCGATATGTACGATAGTACACCGTTGGTTTATAGCGGTAGAAAGTTGCTTTGGGACTATCGTAATAAAGCGTGGATTGACGAAAGCCAGTCGGTATATATTCCTAGCTCTTATGCACGGGTTACTGCGGATAGATACACACATATTAGCACTGTAGAATATCAGGAATGTCCTATTTGTCACGGAAAGTCCGTTTGGACTAGTAAGTATTACCTCATCTATTTTGCTGATGGTGAACGTCTTAAACTGCAGTTGTGCGACCGCTGTATCAACCATGCAGACGAACCAGAAGGACTCAATATCGTGTTAAACAACGGTGAGATATTAACCATTAAGAGTGAGGAACTCCGTAGAGTTGGGCCACAGACGTATACACTAAACAGATGGTGGGTACGTGCCGACTTAGATGGTGATGAAGGTTTCATCGACGACTACGCCCATTGGAACTCCGATACAAAAGAATGGGAACTTAACGGTAACAATGACGGTAACCTTATACTTCGCCTAACTGAAGAAGGCTATTCTATTGAATCGAAGTATTGCCGTTCTATTCATAGTTATTTCTATAAACCGTCCCCGTCGTTTTTCAAAAACGAAACTGAAGATACCAATAAGTTCTTTGGCATAGAACTAGAGGTAATGGACGGTGGCGAATCAGACTCCAACGCTCGTACTGTATGTGACGGACAAGAAGAACTCTATGCTAAACATGATGGTTCTTTGCGTAGTGGTATGGAACTTGTGTCCCACCCATGTAGTGTAAGCTGGCACTTGAATAACCTGTGGGGTACTGTATTATCTAGGTTATCATCTCTTGGATATCGTGCTAGAAGTGGTAGCGGTATTCATGTCCATGTATCAAAGAAGTATTGGGAAGATAACGGTGGTATCGAAAAGATTGCTAACTTGATTGCATTCTGTGATATCAATAGGGAAGCACTTAGAATTTACGCAAACAGAACTAGTGACATGTTTGACAGATGGACACATAGATACCTTACTCCACTACAGACACAAAGAGCAATGCAGCACAAATTACAGGACTACAACGACCCAAATAAAGCTATGCAAAGTTTGTACCGTGATTACTGTGATTCGTCTGAGCATTATTGTGTAGTCAATCTGTGTAACTCTGCTACCGTAGAGATTAGAGCGTTTGCAAGTACGCTCCGTATTGACCGTATGCATAGTATTATTCAGTTCGTAGATGTCTTGACTGAACTATCTACAGAAGCAACATTAGATAACCCAATTACTTTTGATATGATTAAAGACAGAGCAGCTACAAAAGGATATGCCGATTTGTTAAACGATAGAAGTTTCATTGGCGCATTAGCTGAAAGTCACCCCATCGAAGATGAAGTAGATGTAAGTAACGTAGACACTAGTTGCACAACCGACGAAGATGATGATACCGATACTTCTGATTCTTACGTCTGCTACGCTTGCTAATTGCCAGCGTTATTCCAATACCAACTAGATGGCGTTGAACTTATGAAGAGGAAGGACACATTTATACAAGCAGATGATATGGGTATGGGAAAGACTGCACAAGCAATCGAGTACATGAGACAAACAACCAATAATCATTTCATTGTTGTGTGTCCTTCATCTTTAAAAACAAACTGGTGTCGTGAAATCAATGATTGGTTAAACATAGTAGTAAAACCAGATGTCTACACTGGTAATATTATTGTGACTAACTATGAGAGAGTAGGACGTATGATTGATTTGATTGGGGATTATGTGTATAATTTTAAGGGGGTAATATTTGACGAGGCACATGCTATCAAAAACGTATACGCTGGAAGAACATATGAATCAAAAAGACTAGTTGATAAAGTAGGTAACCCTATGATGTTAACTGGTACACCAATACTTAATAGGCCTAACGATTTGTTGGGCTTATTGTACGTTGGTGGTAAACTTGCTGAGTTCGGTGGTATCGAAGCGTACACTAAACGATACATTCCCTATGTCGAAAGAGACAACGCTATATTCTTTAGTGACTTTGCTCACTTAGATGAACTTCATGAAAAGATTCAACCATTTATTTGTCGCCGTCAACGTTGCGATATTAGACGGCCCAATATGCCAGTCAAACAAACAGAAGTATCATTAGGAAATTTTTCTAACCGTCCTTTATCTTCGGTTAGTATTACCAACATTCAAAACGTAGAGAACGAGATTATGAAACGCAAGATACCTTTAGTGGTTGATTGGATTAAAAAGGATTATGATACCCACCATGAACCGTTGGTTGTGTTTGCTAATCATAGGACGATGATAGACGTACTACACATTGTGTTCCCTAATAGTGCTGTACTGTATGGTGGCATGACGTATAAAGAAAAAGAACAAAGCGTACAAGCGTTTGTTAATGGACAAGTTGATATTATTCTTTGCTCATTAGCATGTGCTGCTTGTGGTTTAAATCTAATTCGTTCACATCGTGTAGTGTTTACTGAGTTTCCATGGACTAAAGGAATCTACGAGCAAGCAATAGCTAGATGTGCAAGACACGGACAGACAGAAACCACTGAAGTGTTTGCTCTAATTATGGAGAATAGTTACGATAGGTATAGGCTAGAACAAATGCAATGGAAGTCTGTGATAGCCGACAGTATTATTGATGGAGATAAAAAAGATGGACAATATCGTGTGGGTAATTTACCTTCTCATATCCTTAGTTATCTTGAGGATGGTAGCATAAACACATCACAATATTTTGGTACAGATATTTATTCAACTGATTTTGTATTTGCCGTTGCGAAGATGTCAGAAGATTGGATACGTGCTAACCCCAAACCAAAAGTTAGAGGGTATGATTACTGGGAATATTTATTCCGTGCATACATACAGACGGTCGTACTACACAACGGTGACTATAGTTTGGAACGTCTAGCTAGTATGGTAGACATTCCATTCAGTAGATTAAAACTACAAGCAACCATATTCTTACTTGCTTATTACGAATACTGTGGTAGTGATTGGAACTGGTCAAACCTTGGACGTTTTTGGTATCCATTTTGTACATTAAAAAAGGACGTAACTCATTAGGGCTACGTCCTTTTTTTTACTCGTTTTCTATCGTCGTGATATTCGGGTTGTTCTTATCACCCTCTAGTTCTAACGCTTTGAATCGTTGTAATAAATCATATGTAATCTTACTATCTGTACTAATAAATTTGTTTTCAGTTACCTCTCTCTTATCAGGTGCTGCAAGTCCAGCTCGGTCTAAGATATCTTTACTAGCATTAAATCTAACTAATTCTGAACGAGCATTGAAAGCTAAATCTTTTAGGTTCTCATAAATCATTTCGCTATCCTCTAAGAACCTTTGTCTCATAACTTCCTGTTGCCCTTCAATTAATTCTTTCTGCGTCTTAGTTAGTGAACTACCCGACAGACCCACGGACTTACGAGCATGTGTGATAGGTACTCCAGATGTCACCTGTTGAACTACTTGTATATCCTTATCAGTTACTGGTCTACTATAACTATTACCTCTCCGTCCTGCCTTACCTTTCTTGTGATTGAAGTTACTCCGACTATATTCTTGCATTGGTGTTAGCTTCTCTGACAATTCATCACCCCCTATACAGTCATACCAGCGTCCATTGCAAGTTTGAATTGTTCATTCCACATTGGGTTCATAAATCTATTCTTTGTATCACCACTCATCTGACAGATAAAGTACCCCATTGGTAGTGGTCTACCCCCATTCTTCTTAATGTAATCGGGGTACGCTTGGAACGATGGTTGTTTAATCTCCCATGTTGTACGAACTACTGGACACTTAGCAAATAAGTTATGTTGAATATTAATCTTCGGTGTTGCAGATGGTGCGTGTCTGTGTTCTTTCCATACACAATCAGCATTAAAGTAATCATAGGCGTCTTGTCTTACAATATGTTTGTGTAGGATATAATGTACATAACAGTTCTTATTAACATTGAAGTACACAATACCTTGGCTACCCTTATATAAATTTCTATCTCCCAGTAGCGAGGCGACCACACCTTCAATACTAATGAACGTATCACTATACACTCTATCAGGATGGTTGCCAGATATAATACCTAACAACTTACCACTATCATACAATGGTTTAATATCATCAACCAATGCATAGATTTGTTTATCGCCGCTCAACGTTTCTTCTATTACAGTACCCTTACTGTTTCTTGTTACGGTGTTAGTAGAATCACCGCCAATAATAACCTTAACGTTGTCGGGTAAATTGTTTAAGAACTCTACCTCTTTCTGAAAATAGCTCCTATCATTTAGTCCTTCGTGAATATCAGACAGGACTGCTAGATAACCAAAGTCCCCTTCAACTCTACACTTCATAACGTGCTGTTTCAAAGTGTCTTGAATAATCTTTTCCTGTGTAGCCATATGTCCTCCATATATTGTCTTATGTCTTTACCATACTTGCCAGCTAGAATGTCACATCTAATGTTTACAATCCACTGTTCATATCTTTCTCTACTTGAATCATTCAACCTATCTTCCCAGTCAGAATAATCTTGTTTGAGTTTAGATAGGAAAGCATTAAGTACCTTCCTATCTTCTTCCTCAATCAAAACTTCTTCAGCACTAGGGTCGCACGGTTCCATACACAAATAGTCCATTGGCATTTTGTTGTACATCTTCAGTGCTATTCGTGTATTACAATAGGCACATTGCTTTTCGTTTAGGTTGGTGATTCTTCTGATACTAGCACACACTTGTTTGTCATTAAGTTTCCCTGCACGATACTCTTCTATCATGCGGTTCATAAACTTAACTGTGTTAGGCCCTTTCGCCAAAGCAATCACCCCTTACATAGCACACCCCGACGCACCGCATTCGTCACACTGCCAGCAATGACCAGTAAGTTTCACGTTCTTACTATGACATTCTGGACATTCCATAGTAGTTTCTTTCTCTTCTACTTCTACTTCCTGTACCACTGGTTCGTGCGTATCTAATGTATAAGCGTCGTTCAATGCATTGCCAACTGCAAACCCTACACTATCTACGTTCAGTTTAAACAACTGACTGATAATAGAATCAATACTTACGCCACATCTCATAGCCAACGAAATCAATCGAGTGATACCATCGACTTCATCCTTGTGTCGTTCACTGTTTACAAAGAGTTCAAAGAGTTTGCCATCCTTCCAGTTAATAGTGACGTATAACTTAGTACCATCATCCATCTTCTTAGTGTAGGTTTTACCTGTCAGTGTGCCAATGTCCCCACGCTTTTCAGGTTTCAAACTATCATGTAAGATAACTGGTTTCTCTTCTTTTTTAGTTAAACCTAAAATATTACCACGGGCACAATTATCTCTGAACACTGTGATACCTTTGCACCCTGCCTGCCATGCGGCGTCATAGACAGCGAAGATATCATCAGGAGTTGCAGACTCTGGTAAGTTTACAGTAGAACTAATAGAGTTATCAACGTGTCTCTGCATAGTAGACTGTGTGAGTACACGTCTAATTGGTTCCACATCATGAGATTCTTTCACAAACGGGAACATCTTTTTGATATCCTCAGCTGGCAAGTCCAAAGATAATTCGTTTCTGTTTAGCAAGTCTTCGATAGACTTAGCGTATACTCTGAATGTTTTACCTTCGTCTTCCAGTTTATGTGTAGTTCTTTCGTAGAATAACTTATAGATTGGTTCACAACCGCCAGTATATCTGCCAGCCAACAAACTAATACTACCTGTCGGTGCAACACTAATCAGCTGACCATTAAGCAATCCATATTTCTTAACGGTATCTTTAGTATCATCATCAAGAGACTGGAACAGCGGAGACTTAGCGGTCTTCTGATAATCATAAGCACCAAAGGTATTGAAGTAGTCAGAGCACAGCCACGCCGACTGCTTCACGGCTTCATTAATCAGAGTATTAAATAACTTATCAGTAAACTCAAGTGCTTCATCACTACCATACTCAAGCCCCAACTCAACCAGCATATCAGCATACCCAAACACACCTAACCCAATCGGTCTCCACCTTCTAATGTATTCCCTGTTTTCTTCGTACGGTTGTTTGTCATACGAATAATCCAGTGCGTCATTCAATGCACGAACAGCTGTGTGTACGACTGTCCTAAACCATGACCAATCAAATTCCTGTCGTACCCCATGAACAAACTTAGCAAGATTAATACTACCAAGATTACATGAACCCCATGGTGCGAATGGTTGCTCTCCGCAGTTACCTGTCAGCATACCGTTAGCAATAAAGGTATGGTTCTTTGGTTCAGTCATGCAATAAACTTTATCTGCCATTGGTGCTTCAGAAATAGAAATTACAGTTACAAATCTAGAAGCGTCACGGTTAGGGTGGCATTCAGTATCTACACGGTGTGTATGTAAACCAAGTTTGTTTAATTTGTTTACGTACCAAGCTGCAATTGTTAATCTAAAGCAAGTTGCACAATGACACTGTTTCTTACCGCCATGCCCATCTGGCATAAGTTTATCTTTTTCTATCGTCATAACACTCAGTGTAGAACGAACGCCTAGTGTAGTCAACATTAATCTAACGTTATCTAAGAATCTCTTATCTATACTTGAGATAGAAATTGAACCGTCAATACTGTTTCTAGTACCATCAGTATCAATCAACCCAGCCAAGAAATCTAACCGATTCTGTACCGTTGCTTCGACCATAGGGACATACCACTTTTCATGTAGTAATCCCTTAGGAACATACACCGTATCTTTCATACCATCATCTCTAACGTGTTCGCAATCCATATAGTTGACTAAATGTTTCTTACCAGGATACAAACAAACCGTTCTCGAACCTGTTGTTCCGTCGCCAGCATACACACCTTGAGTATACATCTGACTACCAGTTTCATCAATACTTACTTCATTACCTACAATCACTGGAAGTTTAAACTTACTCATCTTAGTACCAACTGTAAGGTTTTCTGCTTTTACTCTAGTACCGTCAGCAATAATCCACTTATGATACGGAGTACAATCTACAGAAGTACCATCAGAAAATTTAATAGTCATCATTGGCTGATTAACGCCAGTGCATTTCGGGACTACCTTACTCCATTCCTTACCATTCCATACTTCTATTTCTTTACCGACCAGCGTGTCAATTGGTTCATACCCAAACTTAGTCAGGATTAATGTGTTACCTCTTACGCATGGGTTAGTGGTAAGAATATGGAAGTCCTCGTACCCACTAAGCAAATTATATTCTTTTAGTCTATCAATGAACAATGCCCCAGGGTCACCCCAGTTCCACTGACATTCACAGAATTTCTTAAAGAACTCACGTGCCTTAATTGTTTTCTCAATATGCTCGCCAGTAGATTCGACATCGAAGTGTAGCTTGTATTCTTTATCGCAGTCCACTGCTTCCATAAACTTATCATCAAACTTGATTGACACGTTCATAGACTTCAGTCTATCACCTTTCATCTTGATGTCAAGCAATTCTTCTACATCAGGATGGGAACAATCAATAGATACCATAGTTGCTCCACGTCTACCGTGCTGACTAATTACTTCACCAGTCTCATTAAACAAATCAAGAAACGAAACAGCACCAGTTGAACTCTTCGCCGCATTGTTAACCTTTGCTCCACGAGGTCGAAGAATAGATATATCAGTGCCGACTCCACCACCTTTACTAAAGATTCGTGCCATGTGTTTATTAGCGTCGTAAATATCTTCAATAGTATCTCCTTCAATCGGTACTACATAGCAGTTACTACCTGCAGCATTCACTTCATCTCTTCTACCTGCTAGATATAATGTGCGTCCACCGAAAAAGAATGTACCACTAGCAAGCAACCCCTCAACAGTACCTCTAATATCTTCATTACAAATACTAGCTACTCGTTTACAGAACTGTCTCGGAGTTTCTTTGTCGTCCTTAGCATACTTAGCTCTGAATACATTGTACGCTACTTCATCATTCTCCCAGCTCGTAGTTTCAATTACATTATCACTCATCTTCTATCATTAATTCCTTTCTTGTATTTATAAACTCTAATGTTATCGTGTGTCTTTGGTAGAGGGTATACGTGAGCACGTAAGTCTCTACTATTTACGTTATTATCAACCAGCTTTTTTGCTTCGTCGCTATCAGCACCAACGCCTACACATCTAGGCATACCATGCTCGTCAAAGATAACGACTGCGTATCCTTTAGTTAACATTTTGCACCCCCAATAATGTCTTCATCATCGGTAACTTTTCCACCTCGTCGCAGAACTTCTGCCATTCAGGTAGCTTATGGTTTCTCCTCTGTCTATACATAGTCATAAGCTGTAAGTAATTAGTAGTAACATAAGCCTTTTCCAAATAAGAGACAGGCACATTATAAATCATACACAACTTAATGTCTTCTGGAATGTCTGACCCAAACTGTTTGAACACTTCCTTACGCATACCAATGTACGCTTCAGAGAGTGGTGTTGGATAGGCAAAGTTTGCCTGTGTTAATTCTTTATTCGGGTCTGCGATACTGTGCATGATTGATTCACTCATAGCAATCTGGAACCAATGATATCTTTCTGCCTGTTGCCACCATTTAATACTAGCAGTCACGACCATATTAACCTGTACACCAGTAAGAATATTTGCCTCACCACTGTTAAGTGGTTTAGCCACCAAGCTTTTAATAACACGCTGTCCGTGTTCAAAGTCTAACTCTTTACCGTATGACAAACCGACAAGCCTTGTAATGTTTGCCAATCCGTTGACTTCAATTTCATTAAGCATATCCTCTTCACTGTGTGGTATTCTCCATTCCATTATTCTCCTACCTCTTTTCCTTTCCTATCAACTCTACCTTTGTGTCTAGGGTTGCGACCAAAACGGAACTCGTGTAACGGACAATCAACATTACCACATTTAGTTACCTCGTTCCTATCGTAGCATACGCAATCAAGACAATGCAGCTTAATGGCTTTGAGTGGCGTGAGCTTACCACTCGCAATTTCTTTTAACATCTTAGCTCTTCCAAGTTCTTCTCTACTCTGTCTAGCCATGTCAATCACTTACTCCTTCTGTTCGTATCTAGGTACTCCACGATTAAACGCTACGTTATTCTTCATATCAAAGTACACTCTATTCAAGAACTTACTAGCCGCTTCCAGTAATCGGATTGAATACTGAACTTCAGCTACCATTGCCCACGCTTCCTGACAATCAGGGTCAGATAATGTATGTCTATCACCAACGGTAACTTTGTTACTAAACTCGGAAGACTTCTCAGCCGTTGTAGCTTTAGCCTTCTGTTCAGCAAACGCAAGTTCTTTATACAGTAATGCCACCTGAGAATCAAAAGTCTCCATAAGAGTAGAGGCTTTAATCATCAAAGAGTATGCACTCGATGGGTCATTATCAAGAATAGTTGGGTACGTTTTCTTAATCTCGTTGTACTGATTGAGCACTTCTTTATCCAAAGATATCACTCCTATACTTATTCATCAATTCATTTTCGTCATCCTTATCCAACTCTAATCTTCTATCGTAAGCAAGCTCACCGTTTCTAACCTTATCTCTTAGGTAAGACAGTAATGCTTCCTTAGCTTTGAGTAGGTTCCGCCATGCCTCAAAGTCTTTAGGGTCACACGATAGAATATTAGAGATGATAGCTTGAGTATACTGCTCATCGAAATCGGACAGCAACTCAAGCATTCTCTGTGCGTCATGCCCTTCCTGTTCTTCAATAGCAAGGGTACGTGGGTCATCAGTCAAGGTCGTTTACTTTAGCGGCTTCAACTTTGGCGGCAATCTTCAACAGCAGTTTCTGTGCTTCTTCGTAGGTGTTTACGATAGCCAGAATCTGTCCGCGACTAGAACCAAGCGGAATACCCATCAGCATATACCCTACTACTTCATTAGAGTCTTTATCTTTCATTGCTTTAATGTAAACATCTACAACATCCATCAGTTTGTTTTCTTTGTCAGATACAATAAACATATTATTTACCTCTCATCTTTCTGCAATCGTAGAAGATATCATACACATCTTCTCTCACACAATAAATATTATCACGATAGTTGTAACCAAGAACAACAATGTGGCTATTGTCTTGATTGAAAAAATTATGTAACCATTTGTTACGCTTATCCTCTTTCTCGATAATATTAATCTTACCGCCACACAAGTAGCTAAGGAAAGCGTCATCACTCATCATGTAACAGAAACCTTTATAGTGATAGCAGTCAACATCTGGTAACTCATTGAATAGTTTCTCGTGTGTCGACATGTGTTTACATTCTACTAAGTAAGTATTATCCTTCAGCTGAATCTGTAAGTCGCTAGCCATGTGGTCTTTAAGGCAAGGGATTAAACCACTCGCCTTTAAAGAACCACTCATTGGTGTCTTAAACACAGACAAGCCAAATGATATCAACCTAGCTAACACATTACGTTCAAACGTTTTACCACTACGTCTATTACGTTTACCCATCGCAACTCTTAATGGGTCTTTCTTTTTCTTACCTTTCACCGTACTATGGCTAACATTATTTCCCCTTAGAAATTTGCTAGCTCGCATTGTCTTTTAAATCAACAAAGAAAATATCTTTGTCAAGTAAATACATTGCCATGAAACAGTAAACAATAATATCGGTGAGTCTATCTTCAAGGTCTGGAAGTGCAGTCCCACGTTTCATTAATGCTCCTACATGCTTATCCATCAGAGTCAGAATAACTCTTAGTTTTTCATCAATGGTCGAAGGCCTACCGACCACCATCTTATCTGCCGTATCAGTGATAGCACTAAGCACCATATCATCACCGATATACTGAGACTGTTTGTTTTCAATCTTCTTAACAATCTCATTCACTTTATCTTTAACAAACTTCAGATAAATAGCTTGATCGTTCCACGGTGGTTCAGTCGGCGGTGGTACTTCATCTGTTGTCTGCTTCACTTCTTCTTCGTGATTACGTCTACCAATACCAGCCATAATATCAAATGCTTTATCTGGTGGCATAGCACCAACACTAACTAGGCTCATAATAGTAGCGATGGCTTCTAAGTTTTGTCTTTCTTTGTCTGCTTTATTCAACACGCTTAGTCACCCCTCCGCCATTGGAATACTTGTTCAATGTTCTGACTACATCTACCACAGCTTCGTGGTCTTCAATACCCATCAAGGCAAGAAGCCCGCCAAGCAATACCTGTGCTGCGTCATTGCCTTTCAGCTTAGTGTCAAACTGAATATCAGCAGTACCGTCGTCTTTATCTGCCCATGTAACTGTAACTTTTTTAGCTTCACTCATTCTTCTTCGTCCCCTTTCAATTCTGCAATCTTATCAATCATCACATCGAATACTTCTTTAGCACCAGCTTCTTCAATACCATAGGTAGCCATCAACCCCAAGAACAATGCGGTAGCCATAGCTGGTGCACTGTCATCGGAATGTACATCCACATCCACACCGTTGCCTTTAACGGTTACTTTAACATTCACCTTAACAACCTGCTCCATCGTTGGTGTCAATACGTTTTCATCTTTCATAGTCATATCTCCTTTAACATTTAACGTACGGGCATTTGTCTTTGACGTTACAGAATCTCTCGCACTTCATACCTCCCCAACGTTCTCTGTAACTACACTGCTTAGGAAGTAGCCCTGTTTCCATAGCGTGTACTAAGTTATCGGCTTTCGCCTTCATATATTTGCTAACCCAATGGTCGCTAATCTTATTGACTTCAACCAGATATGCTGGCTGCATAACGCCACGGGACTCAGCCATATAAGTATTGCCATCTCTGACAATCATTTCACAAATCATTTTTTTAGCAGTCTTACCTAAACATTTCTTCAGCTTCATACGATAATCGTTAAGCTGAATCGCAAGGTCTAGCCTACCACTACCGTGTACTCCATCGTAGGTAAAGTATGTTTTATACTTTGGTTTACCATTCTTGAATACACCAACTTGTTCTTTATGTTTAACAGCACCAAGAACCTTAGCGGCTTTGTAACTGCCGTATGTTTTATCATCGTACAAGTAACCAGTGTTCTCTTCTTCGGTTGCTTCTTCATCAAAGTAATCGAACGCACCAGTCGATACACCGTCGTCCAATCTCTGTTCAGTCATAGCATTGCCAACGGTGTTCTCTTCTAACGCTTCATGAACACTAGTGCCATGCAGTGCAAACACTGACTGCATTGGGTCAATCGTGTACGGTTCAGTTAGCTTTAAGTATTCTTCAAGAGTACCGTTCAGCAACTGTGTTGTACTAGGTTTACCAGTCCACCGTCTTTCTGCCGCAATCGCAAGCAATGCTCGTCTCGATAAGCACCTGCCACATGGAACATACAACATACCAGTAGTAGGATTAATCTTACCAGCTAACCTGCATTTCTTTAAGCACTCATTGACTGGACACTCTCTTCCATCTGGACATCTATAATGTGTTAGTGGCATTACTCTCCCCCCTCGTAGTCTTCTAGGATACTCTTATCTTTATTCCACTTCATCATAAACCTTGTTGAACCTAATTGGTAACCTCTGACTTTAGCTAGGTTGAATCGTGTGATACCATGCCACTTCTGTTCAGCCTCCAATCCAATCCCTGGTCTAAGGTCAGGCCTCCACATTAGCAAACAGATATCAGCACTAGCTTCGATGTCACCAGCACCTTTCAGTAGATTCATCGTTGGCTCTTCATACTGGTTACTCTGGCGATTGAGCTGGCTTAACATTACAAAGATTAAGTCTTTATCTTTTGCTATTCTCTTCATAGCCTTTGCCTGTTGTGCCGCTCCGTCATACTCTTCCGTCCCCTTTAGATACTGGAAGTAATCACACACCACCATGTCAACTGGTTTATCGAACAAACCTTTGGCATTAATCGCAGATATTGTTCTATCAATTTCATCCATGGTGACACCGTTCTTGTCGATGATAATCAATCTATTGCCAATCCTATCGAGTTGTTTCTTAATCTCTTCAGAATCTTTAAAGTGTTCACGCACTTGATAAAACGGGCAACCAATTAGCTTCGCCAGTATCCATTCAAGCACATTACCTTTACTCATTTCCTGTGAGAAGAACACAACTCTCATATCATTATTCAGTACACTCTTTAAGATATAGTCGATAGCGAAAGAAGTTTTACCGCTTCCGCTATACGCTCCCACAACAACCACCTGTCCTTTCATGATACCACCGACACAATCATCTACGCCAGCAATACCAGTCTTAAATATACCTTTCTCGTACAGTTTACCAAGAGAACCCAAGCAATCATACAACGTGGACGCTTCATCAGTTAGTGAATCAATCTCTGTTTCATCTAAGTCAAAGGCTTCTTTTAAATCACTAGCGTCTTTTCCCCAACGTTTGGCTAACAAGTCTACTAAGTCAGCTTTAACCATCTGGTTCTTAACTGTTTTCATAAACTCCGTAGCGTATGAGTACTGGTCTTCGATAGACTTACATTCATCCAGTTTCCGTGTGAGAACGAACTGGTCAATGTATACGGTGGGTAAACTCTTTACATCAACGTCATCCACTAATGCGTCATTTAAATCTTTACACCCATCAGGAAGTGGAAGGACTCTCACATTAAAGCGTGTTATAGAATTAAATCTATCACGCACTCTATCAATATGTTTGAGTCCTGCCTCATCCATATCAGGAACCAAAACAATCTGTGTAGTCGGTGGAACCGTTTTATTTAGTAGTTGAATCTGTTCCTTACCAATCTCAGCTCCACAATACCCAGCAGTCGGAAGTCCTAACTGTGTACCAGACATTACGTCAAAGTATCCTTCAACAAGATACAGTGTACTACCACCAACTTTGTGCGACACATTCAAACCATACAACGTTTCACTCTTATCGAACACTTCACTATTCTTAGAGTTCTTGTATTTATACTTCGCATTAAAGTATCTCTTAGCTATCGCTACTGGTTGGTCATTGATATTATAGATGGGGATAATCAAGTTACCCCCGTCCTTACGGTCAGCTCCTAAATGGAAGAGCTTAATAACTTCATCGCTAATCTTACGTCTGTGTAAGTACTTTTTAACGCCTTCATTCTCTTCCAAATATTTCTGAGCTGTGTCTACCTTGTGTCTGTATTCTTGAATAATGTTTCTCTGTCGTACATATTCTACACTAGACGATACATCAATGTTTAACATCTCAGCTAATTTCTCAGTAGCCGCCTCGTATGTTATGTGTTCGTGTTCAGCTACAAAGTTTATCACATTACCACTAGCCCCACACGAGAAACAGTAGAATGTTCCGTGAGGGAATACGGTAAACGCCGACTTGTTTTCTCCACCGTGAATCGGGCAAGCCCCTCTCCATGTGTTACCAGTTCTTCTTAGCTCTGTGTACTGGCTTACGTATTCTCGTAGGTCTAGTTTCGCTTTGATAACATTCTCAAGATTATTCACGGTATCACTCCTTATCTATTCAAGTATGCTTCCATCGCCGCCTTCAGTTTCGGGTCAAGTCTCTGCATGTTTTCAATGCACCACTTCATATAATCTGGTGGAACTTCAGACAATTTCTTACCCTTGTGTTTACCAAATGGGAAAATCATTTCTCCTTCACCGCCACCACTGTTATCTTCAGTGAATGGGTTGTCATCATTTGGCATACCGAAAGCACTTTCAGAACCAGCGAACGATGACGTATGTTCAGGTGGGGTAGACGGTTCTGGACTATCTGGTTCAACGTACCCTTCAGGCAGTGCCCACAGTGGAAGTCTAGGTTTCTGCGTAATGTTACCCCAATTATCAATAGGTGCCCACACTGTAGGCAAATCATACAGGTATCTACCAATACCCCACATAGAGGCAGCTCGTTTAAACGCACCAGACAAGCCACCTTTGAACGGTTCAAAATCAGTAAGGTTTGCCCCGTCTTCACGGCTGATACTCATATCCCCAAGGTTCAGTGTGATAGTACAAATGAAACCTTTAATCGGTACTTCAGTATCGTACCCACGCTTCTGCTGTTTAATAGTACTCATATCAATAGGTCTATAATCAACAGACCAACCGTCGATAATGTTTCTCATTACCAAGTCATCAAGACGATTAGAGATAGCACGAGCGTCAATGTAAGCCATCGCCATTCCCTTCTGTCCGTCTTTACTCTTTCTCTGAATTCTCCATTCTACATCCTTAGGTGCAAACGGTTTCTTCAATTCTGCCAATGCCATATCTAATGAACTCATTCCTTATCTTCTCCTTTATGTTTAAAAATATATGGGGCCGTCAGTTCTCCAATCATCACCCCGATAAAACCACCAGCTAATGTAGCAAAGAATGTAACAATCATATTCATCACTCCCTTTCACTATAGTTAGTATACCACAGCTTTCACAGTTTGTCAAGTACTTTTTTTAAAAAAGTTTCAACTTTTTCTAATTGCCAAAGTATAATCCATAATCATTGTTCCTCGAAGTCTCATAATATAAGTTCTATTAACTTCAATATTATTCCCTTTGTTGTCAAAGGCCACCAACTCCTTTGGAACATTGTCAACCAAAGCAGAAATGAAATGCATTGGCTTCCCTTGCTTAGTCTTATGTGCTTTCTTCTTTGTTACAGTGACAAGGAAAGTAGTAACTCCGTCACACAAATCAAGAACGTAGCCATCATCCCTAGAAAAAGCATATCCAATAGACTCGATCTCCATGTCGTGATTAGACTGCTCGTTTTCTTTCTTAACGTAGACAAAAGGCGGCTTACTCTTCCTTGTATCTTTGACCCACTCGATGTAACAAAGCAATTCGCCTCGATTGTCACCCAGTGCTCCTGACTTGACGATTGATTCGAGGACTCTCTTGTTAGCTTTCTTGTTGTCATCTATCCATTCCTTTCCTGCTCTACCGAATACCAAACTGTCAAATGCATTTCCTACGTATTTTAACATATCGAAACCTAAGGTAATGCAATTAGACTTAGGCACGTAGGTACGCTTCAAACTCTCGTTATTCAACGACGTTTTGCACGATTCTGATGATTCTACGTTTGGCGGAAGCACATTAATCCTCAGTGCCACAGCGTGTGCAATGTACTTCGCTACCTTGGCTCTATCATCTTTGTTGTATTCAATGAGAGAAGCCATATAGTATTCTGAATAATTAGCTTTAAGGTAAGCTGTTCTCCATGACGTAAGCCCATACGCCACTGCGTGTGACTTGTTGAATAAATAATTAGCAGACTTACTAATACTATCAGCAAGATATGCCATTACATCTTCTGGCACACCATTCTTCAGGCCAGCTTCCTTAAACTCTTTCATGGCTGGTTCCATTTCCTCCACAATCTTACGACCAATAACCTTACGTAAGATATCAGCTTTACCAAGAGAGTAACCACATAATGCCTGAGCAATCTGCATAACCTGTTCCTGATACAAGATAACGCCATAGGTTTCTTTAGTTATCTCATCATATGCTGGGTACAATTTCTTTACTGGTTTACGTCCAGTTCTTCTATCAATGTAGTCCTTAGCCATCCCACTATCAAGTGGACCTGGTCTACACAAGGCCATGACTGGTACGAGGTCAGCGGCACTATGAATAGATACAGACTTAATGAACCCTTTCATCGCCGCAGACTCAATCTGAAAACAGCCTTCAGTCATGCCAGCGTTAAGCAACGCACATGTTACATCGTCCTGTTCTGGAATGTTATCCCACAACCGACGAACATCAACGCCCATCATATCCGCCATTGTATGCACAATAGACAACTGAGTTAAACCTAACAAGTCTAATTTCAAGCACCCTTGTGATTCAAGGTCATGGTAATCAGTAGCACATACAAAATCTTCTCCCTGCTTCTCTATCGAACACCATTCAGTAGGGTCTCGAGGGAATACCATAACGGCACTGGCGTGCATGCCATAAGACTGTAAACGTCCAAAGAAATGCCTAGCAACATCTCTGAGTTTCTCATCTTTAACTCCTTTCCAATTCTGAAAGTTAGTGCTAATCTTATTAACATACATAGAAGACAACCCCAACGCTTGTCCAGCTCTCTTGAGTGCCGCCTTCTCTTGCATGTAGTTCATCGTTCTAACGTGATACACTTCACCATACTTACTCTTAATGTAATCAATAACGTCATCACGTTTGTCACTCTCGAAGTCACAGTCTACGTCCGCAGGGGTGACACGTTGTTCATTACAAAAGCGTTCAAAGATTGTGTTCCATTTTACAGAGTCTACCTGAGTAATGCCAGAGAGATAAGCCGTACAACAGCCCCCAACAGAGCCACGACCCAACCCAGTAAGTACATTATGCTCAGTGCAATAACCAATAATATCTTTGATAATGCAGAGATAATTGAGATAATCGCATTTCCTAAGCACAGGTAACTCTCGTTCAACTCGTACCACATAATCATTCTTATTCGGCTTGGTTGAAATTCGTAGTCGCTTCCACCCTTCGTTGCACCAATCCCGAATCTTTCTTTCAGGGTCTTTAGTATTGTATTTAGGATAATTGTCGCCCCCTTCTGGTATAACAACATTACACTTATCGACAATGTTATTCGTTTCTTCAATCAGGTAACTAATCACATCATCAGTAAAGCACGAACTCTTCATTCTCTTTCTAACTTCATCGCCATCCATCATGTAAAAGTCATGACTACTATATGCGTCTGACGTACCACGAATGCTTACCCACAAATCATGATAACGTACATCACTAGGTCGACTGTAATGAGCGTCATTAGTAACAACTACACGATAATCATGAGCCATAGCACAGTCCCAAACCCATTCGTTATATTCCTTCTGTTCCTCGAACTCGTGTGGCTGAACTTCCATATAGAAATCATCACCAAATATCTTTGCTATTTCTTCCACACTACCTGGATATCTGTTAAAGAAACCAGCGATACATGCGGTCGTACAAATCAAACCTTCGTGATACTTTCTCAAATCTTCAATACCAATACGTGGCTTCTTGTAAAACTGTTTCGCACCAATGCTAGATAACTTATACAGATTACGCAAACCGTTAATATCTTTCGCAATCAATAGGATGTGTGAGTTCTCACCACTCTTCATCTCTGGTTCGGGACAGAAGTAACCTTCCATACCCAAGATAGGTTTAATACCAGCTTTCTTGCATTTCTGATAGAACGCATACAATCCTGTTGTAGTCCCATGGTCTGTTAGTGCGACCGCTTTATAGCCTAATTCTTTTCCTCTTTCTATAATCTCATCCAACGTACAGTACCCATCACCTATCGAGTAGTCTGAATGTTGATGTAGATTAACAAAACTATTCGTCACTTTCTGCCGCCGCCTTTCTTTGTTTCTCTAACTGTAGCTTATCCCATTCTGCACGAGTAGCTTCTTTAGCTTCTGCCATCTTTTTCATGTACAAAGCATAATACGAATCGTGTTCACTCTTCTGATAGTTCACAAGATAATCTTCAGAGTCATACGTAGCACGGAGTCTGTCTCCTTCTTCTGTATGATTACCAGTATATTCTTCAACTAATACTTCTACAGGGTAGGCACACAGATAAATATGGAACGGTGTTTCTACATAAGACAAACACTCACGCCCATTAAGATTGTTCAACACCTGATTCGGTAATGGTGCATTCGTTTTACTAGTCATACGTCTCATTGTATGTTTCTGTCCTGCACCATATAATCCAAGCACGTCTGCCTTGTGAATATACACACCGAAACCAAGATTCATAAGTTCTTTATCTTTCATTATGGTCACCCCCTTTCTCACTTCAATTATATTATAACACCACTTTCAATTTTTGTCAAGAGATTTTCAAAAACTTTTTCAAAAAAGTAGTTGACAAGATTGACAAAGTATGATACAATATAATTGTCAAGAAAAACTTCAAAGAAATTTAAAAAAAAGTACTTGACAAAGTTGGAACTATGTGATATAATATAAACATAAGAAAACTTGATGGCGGCATAGCCAAATGGTTAAGGCAGAGGTCCGCAAAACCTCTATCCTCAGTTCGATTCTGAGTGCCGCCTCCATATGAAAGATGTTGTGGATACAATTTAAGATTCGAGCGGTTTCTATTATTACGCATACTCCTTAGATAATAATAGACGGTGTTTACTTACCACGTTGACCGAAACTCAAAAGGTAGTATTACCCAACCGCAGGAAATCAGGGCACTTTGTGTATGGGTGTCTCAGGGAAGGCTGTGAACGCACCACACGTTGCGGAGGTCAGGCCCAAGTAATGTCCGTTAAAGGGAGAAACTTTAGCGTGGATTAAACACCACGCCCGAAATTTAAGGCTGGAGGCTCAAGTCGAAAGACGGCGTCAGGTAACCACTTACCAAGGGTTGAGTGAGGTTGAGTTCTTCGAGAACTACGTGTGTTACCAACCGATAAACGACCGAGGCGACGGGTTTCATTCCGTTCTTCTGTTTGGTATGACGTGCATAGTTCAGTGTAGTAAAACATCACTACGCTGTCAACTATGCGGCGTCTACCTTCTCACTCCCTCAGCTCTGAGTTTCATCCCTCGCCGTCAGGCGAGACACAGAGCTGAAAACAAACTGTCTAACATAAAGATTTAAACCTTAAAGATAATTAATAAAGAATAAAAAATAAGAACTTGATAACGTGTGAGTAACCTTGTGAGTAACTCAAAGAGTTAGTCACATGGTTAGTCACAGATTAAATGGTGGTGTGAGGGCATGGTCCAGTACTCCAGTACTCGAAGCCGTGTGTGAGTAACTCAAAGAGTTAGTCACATAAAGGCGAAGGTATTAAATACTTCAAAGAAATTTAAAAAAGTACTTGACAGAGCTAAGATGATATGATATAATGTATATAGATGAAAGGGGATGGAACTTATGAGAGAAGAGACCGTTAGAGTTAAGCACGTTGTGTATGGTATGAGTGTCTGTTAGAAAGGAATGAGTGTATGTTTGATTGGATGAATTATATCATCGCCGTTCTTAGAAACGTGGTTTCTATTTGTGCATTTATTGGTGCAGTATGTGCGTTCATGAGCAGCGAACTAATCGTTGGCGTCTGCTTTATTGTTATCTATGCGATTGCGTCTGTGGACGAATCGTGGTATGTGATTCCAGACGATGAGGAGGATGACGATGATGACAGTCGCTGAGTTTATAAACATGTGGGGGGCGGTAAGATATACTGTTAAGTATGTGTTCCACGATTTCGAGAATGATAATAGGCATTGTGAGTTTTGTGGTGACCTCTATGATATGAGTAATGACTTGAGGGAAGCTGAGATTCTATACGTTCATCCATCTATAGCTAGAGAACCTAATGTATTACCCCAGCTCACTTTGCACTTTGATTTAATGTATTACCCTGCTGTTACACGAAAAAGTGAAAAGCGTAAAGCGGAAAATGAAATGATTATTAAAGCAGCACAATTAGTAAAAGAAGAGAAGGAGAGTGTAGGAAAACATGCAGCTTGGGAGCTTGGCGATTATAGACCACAATATTAGAAGAGTAACTATTGTAGACTACAAACAAAATATTATTATGATGAATGTATTACCTATGGATGAACGTCAAGTATTGAAAGAATGGCGTAATATTGATGTTCAAAAAATACAGGTAGTGAACGGAGTAATCTACGTTGTTCCAGTACCATCGGGGTGGATGTATGAGTTTGTCAATTACGTGGAAGCTCATAACAAAGTGTTAGAATATAAAGATGTTATATCTGCGTTGAAGCGTTGTGGACTTCAGCGTAGTGACGCAATAAGAAATGCTAAAGAAACATTAGAGGTATGGGAACAAAGAGAAACAAGGTATTTAGAGACTATGGAAGATTATATTCCTGGCTCTGTAACAGGTACACACATTGGAAAGGGGAAACCTTATGAAACTTAAAGATTACTTATGGCGATATCATGCTGATGGTGCTATTCGTGTATGCGACGCCCGTAGCGATGAAGAACAAAACTTCTACAAATGGCGTCAACCTGACGTATTATTTAGAGATAAAACACTTATCCCAAAAGAAGTTTTAAATCTTGAGGTTAGAGTTTTCTATGGCGACTTATATTTCCCAGGTGATTTTTGTAGCGAAGAAGACGCAGATTACTATGATCCCTACGAAGATATGTATGGCGGTGTAATGTTCGCACTAGAAGGTTTCGATGAAGTATATAATAAGTTAAAACTAAAGAAAGTGGTGAAATAATGCTTACATTAAAACAGTTGCTTGAAGGTGTTCACGATGGAGAACCGTTAGAAATTATTTCCGAACAGTATCATGAATACGCTTGGTTATACCACGATAAGAATGATATTAATGAAGGAGCGATGGATAAAGAGGTAACAGATATCTTCGCCGCTCATAGATATGATGACGATGGCGGTTGGGAGCTTGGCTTATTTGAACCTATTCTTTGTGTTGTACTAGGAAAGGAAGAGGAAGATGACAGTTGAAGATATTGTACAGAAATGGGATTGGGTTAAGTGCCCACCTAGTCACGTGTGGGTTCACGAAATGTACGACGAACACGTTAAAGATTTTTGGCCGTTAGATAATATGCCAAAACACGTAAGCGAAAAAGAAATTGTGCACATGTACCTTAACCAATATAAAACTTTAATCTTAGAGGTACACAGTGATGTAAAGGAACGGTGATAAACATGTGGAAGAAGAAGTATAAGAACTATCGTGTGAACGAAGAACATGAAATTATTTGGCACGCCAAGGCGTGGTGGAGAGGTTTTATCGAAGGGTGGCTTGAGCTAAAGCATATTCGTGATAAGCGGACTAAACCTAAATGGAGAGCTGTGTGTGTCGATAAAAACAATGTGACCGATAAAGATAAACATAAGGCGTGGTGCAAGATGTTCCCTTATGAGTTTATCGACGCAACACAAGATACAGTTATTTATAGACCGAAAGATGATTGGGGATATAAGAGGTGAAGGTGTGATGGATGTAACTCTTAATACAATACGACACATCCTTCCTGGGAATACTGTATTTAGGGTGTGGGAAAGACTTGATGATAAACGAAACAAAAAGACAGTCTATCACTGCCTGTTTAGACTACCTAAGGTTTTGTATAGCATTAAACTAGATTAAGGCAATATAAAAGGGAGGCTTTCGCCTCCCTCTTTTTTTTATGCTTAATTCAGCATACCACCAAGAGCACGTACGTTACTACGAACAACGTTTGCCTCGTCACTCTTAGCTTTTGTCACCATACTTTCTGCCTGTTCTGCGGTAACCTTTGGCTTAATGTATTTAGCAACTGCTAGTTCAGCCTGCTTCGGCGTCTTACCATAAGACTGAAGAACCTTCAGGTTTTCATCCGTTGGGTTGTTATGGTATGCAATCATAGCTTCTCTAACTTTGTTGGAGTAATCCTGGTTCTGGTCTGTTACGTATCTATTAATGTCTGTGTTAAGTTTATTTTCAAGTGGATTGAAACCAAGTGCATTCTTAATTCTATCTGCATTATCCATAGACTGATATTCGGTCTTAGGCATGAGTTTACTGTAAGAGTAATACTGACCCCTTGCAGCCTGTAACCAACGAGAGGCTGCTGGCATACTCTTGAGCCAAGCGAACATAAGCTGGTCGGTTGTGTACTTGTCGTACATAGCGGCGTCATAAGAAGCACCAACAGCAGAACCAAAGTCCATGATAGTACCAAGTGCTGGCCCACCAAGGTTTCTAATGTCCGTTGGGTCTTTCATGATATCACTTAGGCCAACCTTCTTACTAATATCTACACCAAGAACTGGTGCCAAGATACCATAACATAACCCCTGTGCTACTGCCTTAGGGACTCTGCCGCCACTTCTACCAGCCGCTTCAAGAATAAATTCTTTAATCCAATCCTCTGGGTTAGTACCAGTGATAGCCTGACACATACCAGAAATCATAGTCATCATAGGTATACCAGCAGTAACGCCTGCAAGTGTAACCATAACACCAAGGTATTTGGCTAATTCTTTTTGCTTTTTGTTTCTTAACAAGTAACCCATGAAGTCAAAAGATTGGAAACCAAAAGAAGCAAACTGGAATACACACTTCGCAAGCAGACCACCTTTAGAAACCCAGAGTGGGTCTGTCGCTCTGTTGAAGTTGAAGTTGGTACGATAGATAAAGTTTCTAATCTCAAGCATACGTGCTGCGTTGTATTCTTGTTCACCTAACTTTTTGTGTTCTTCTCTCCACTGTTTATATTCTGGACTATTGTCAATGTTGTACTGTGCTACTAATGCAGCGAACAGACGGCAAGACAAATCGGCACCTCTAAACATACCCATAGATAAATCAAAGAATTGTTTACCTTGCTTCGGTAGGTGATCCATAACACTTTCGCCTTCGTATGCACTACCAGCATTACCTAACTGTGCCGCAACGTCATTCATGACAGTGTCATCTACTTTACCTTTAAGGGTGTCGAACAATTCTGCAAACACCTGAAGTTCAATAGCTTCTTTATCTCCCCGTTTCAAAGCTTCTTCAAATGCTTTGTCGTTATTTTGGTCAAGCAAACTCTTACCCTGTTTGGTTAGGTACATATCAGCCATAACTTGTTGAATTTCTTTACCGTAAGCAGATACATCAAACTCATGTTTCAAAATGTCTTTCGGATTATGTGCCCTAGCCATGATACCTGGCATACGTTTCATTGCATATGCAAATGCTTTCTCCCCACCAAGTGCATATACGTTGGCAAGCTGTGCATACTGTGCAAGACCAGTAGCGACATTGAACAAACCAAGTTTCAAATAAACGTTGATAGCAATGTTGTTATGTAAGAACGCTGGTAACCAAAGGTCTGGTAAGTAAATACCACAAGCGTCCAGAATTTTACGAACACCAGGAATTGCATAGATAGCGTCTACAGTCATGACACTAAGTCTACGTAAGAAAGCGTCCATAGGTTTATCTCTACCGTTCATGTTATCCACCAGTTCACACATGATGTTATATTCAGAATAGTAGGAGTCACGTTTAATTCTATCGTAGTCTCTACCAGTGTACTTCTTGATAGCCTGTGTCGTCTCTCTGTAAAATGGAGTCAGTGCTTCAACACTATTCACGGTATGTAAGTAATGCTGAAGAGAACCGATAACATCATGAGAGTATAGGTTACTATCGGAGGTACGTTCACGAGAATAGTTAGCGGCTAAGTATTGAGCACCGTCAATCTTCAACGCTCTTCTAATCTGTCTAAAAGTTTGAACTCTGTCCTTACCAACACGAATCATCTTTGCGGTCTGAATCATACGTGGCTTGTACGTACCAAACTCTGCTTCGTCCTTTTCGTCCATGTGTTCCAGTTGGTAAACAATCTGTTTAATACTATCTTCGCCTTTCCATTCTTCGCTATCGTTGAACTTCTTTCCGATGAACTTAGCAAGACGACCTGCGATATCTGTCTCGGCTTTATCTTTACCTTTCTGGATATCGTCTTTGGTCATAGTACCAATGGCAGTATCAACATTACCTACAATGTCAGCACGTCCACCGCCCTGTTCCTGTAACCATTCGTCACGAGTCTTTTCGATATATCTTTCGTTTTTTCCGATTGGATGTTCGTTTCTATATCTAGCTCGTTCCGATTTGTTTTCAAAGGAACCAATACCGTATGTTACTACGTGATAATACTTACCATCTTTCTGAACAATATATCCAGAATCAACCGCCTGTTGCTTCACTTGTTCTTTAGGAATTTCGTGCCAAGTTTCTTTCTGAAGTACGTATCTTGCATAGTAACGTGGAGCGTACGCATGTAAGAAACCAGTATGAGTACGATTGATGATATCATCGTTTCGCATTTCTCTCTTCTGTTCTCTTACGTATGCGTTCATAAGTAATGCACGATACAATGCCTGCCCTGCAATAAAGCTATCAATGATTGGCTTTGCGTATCCTGCGTTCTGCATTGCCTTTCTTCTGAGTTGTTCGCATTCACTCATAACACTACGCTGAAGTCTAGCTCTCATGCGTGCGTTACCTAATGCACCAGTCCCATCTTCTTTGGAAGGATAAGAGATAAATAAGTTTTTGAACTTACCATCTTTCATCCGTTCATCTTTACAAGCGTAGAATACTACAGTACCAGTATCTTCTCTGTACCAGAAGGCTTGGTTTTTGTAGAACTTTTTACCTTTCTTACGGTAATACGCTTCCATCTTGGAAACTTTGTCTTGCATTTTAGCCATAGCTGTTGCTTTGTCTGGTTGGTTATGCATTACGAAGAACACGTCATCAGCGTATACTTTAAGCATAGCGTTCTTACCATCGGCACTTCTATTCTTACATCTTTCATCCTGACCAGCTTCATACGGAAGGTCGAACAATTCTACTAAGTCTCGACCTCTATCACTGTTGACGTTGATTTCTGTATTGAAATATTCTCGAAGGGCTTTGGTCTGTGCCTTATTACCATCAATAGTCAAGACCTGTTTCAACAGTTTAATGTAAGCGTCACTCTCTGCGTTCAGTCTCTGTTGTTGTGCGATACAACGTTGGGATAAATCAAACAATCTATCGGCTACTTCTTTCTCCATGAAGTTTTCGAGCCAACGCATTCCTGGTTTGTATGCTATACGAATATCTTTAGCATGGTTGATACCACTGGTAGTTGTCTGACCGAAAGTCTTGTTACGTTTATTGGCGATACCGTATAACGCTTTCATAAACTTACCCTTTGGAGAACCAACGTCATCAGCCACGTTACGTGCATTGGTTGTTAGTCCTTTACCAGTGCCAACGGGTTGTCTCTTTTCCTTCTTCTGCTTTTCTACTTTTGCATGTTCATTAGTTTTGCTAACCTGCTTATCCGATATCTTTTGGACATCTTGGTGGTCTGCCACTGTTAGTGTCTTTATCGCAATCAAAGCGTTCTTGTATAATTCATCTCTATTCTTCTGTCTAATTCGATTTCTAAGTTTTCTTCCTGGGTCAGCTTCGTCTAGTTTTGTTAATAACTCTATAGACTTTTGTAGCCATGTAGTCATGAAATCAGAATCTTGACTTACTACGTTATTCAGGTGGCTATATGTTTCCGTCACCAAGGTATGTACACCCATAGAAAGTGGAATTTCTTTATTAACTGCTTTAGCTCCATATATAACTCCAGGCAACGTCATAGCTAGTAACAACTGTTCCCATTTATATGTAGCTGCTTTGTCGTACAAGTGAATGAGACTCGCTGCGTCTAACTTAATAACAAACCTATTATCACCCGTCTTCGTAGCGTCGTATCCAACTACCCCAGAATCAAGCCATAAACTAACTGTTGGTGCAATTAGTTTCTTTGTATCTACAAGTTCTGTTATAGCCAACATTTGCAAACCAAATAAACTCTTACTCTTCTTTAGTTTCTTGATAGAGGCATTAAGTTCTTCTTGCATTGCTTTAGTTACGGCGACCATGGCTTCTTTTCTGAGCTCATCGTCCATTGGAAGTGTTTGTGCATTAACGTCTGAGCGTAAGTGTCCAAAGTTTGGAGTTTGTTTCTTGGTGTCTGTCTGCTTCATATACCGATATCTACCTTTAGCTATATCTATATCCGTTGCTTCTTCTGTGTAAACGTGCATAAGTTCGTGATACACAGTGTTACGGTTTGTCGCTGCTTCTACAGACTGCTGAGTGGGAACAAACTCTCCGGCTTTTAAATACCTACCCACAAACGGCAATACACCAAGCACCTTACGAGCAGTATTTATAAACATTTCGTGTGCAAACTTATTGTTTTCGTTACCGTTTAATGGATTAAACTTTGCCATTAAAAACTCTACGTTTTCTTTTTTCATTTGCATTAACTCGTCAGGCGATACTTTCTCTCGTGCAACTTGTATATCACGAATACCTTGTACATTCAGAGCTGGTAAATTCTTAAACTCGTTGTTATAGTTATCAAACATTGGCCCATTAAATACATATTCATCAGTCAACGGGTTCTCTATCGCTGTGTATAAGTTAATGCTGTTGTTTGTAGGGTCAATTCTATATGCTTCAATCATTGCCTTATCTTGTGGTAGGCTGTCGAAGATCTTTTTTAGTTTACCTTCAAGACGTGCACCGTTGAATCTGTCTGTATTTAACGCAAGCATAGCGAATAATGAACAAAGTTGAGAAATGTCAGCATACGATAGTTTATCTTTTTGTGCAAGTCTATAACTAAAAGTATGACAAGATGTTACTAAACCTTCTGCTCCTAACAACAGAGAGTTGTGGTCTATCATTAATGGGTTATACCCTGGGTCGGCAATTAAATCTTCAAACGTTAATTCTTGGTCTTTCCCGTAGTTCTTATAAATATCATTTATTTGCAATGAACCCATGAACTGTAAAATAAACGCAATTGGGTTTTCTTGAAGGTCTACATTCTGCGTTGCCGTCCACATGGTAGAGTTACAGTCATGAATATTAATATTACTTAAATCTTTTATCTTGTTAATTGGAGCACTTTTTGCGATAGTTAATGGTTTAACTTTAAAGTATCCACCTTCATAATCCATTAATGCCAGAGAGTTATATATCTGTTGTCTCATACGTTGGTATGCTACACCTCGAGCGATGATAGGGAGATGTTGTTCATTGTAATGAAAATCTATTGGAGGCTTCTTGATTGTTACTTCCAACTGCTTTTTGTTCTCTGCCTCTTCTTTCTCACGTACCTGTTGTGCAATCAGATTGATAGCGTCTCTCAGTGCACTAGGCCCTTCAATCTTAGTAATGCGTGTATCGGTTAAGGAGTTGAATCGAGTACCAAACAACTTGGCTCTATTATCATCACGTGCTTTAGCAGCAATATCAAGCTGTTCTTTCTTCATAAACTTATTCACAGCGGCTTTAATCTGATTCATAACCTGTTTGCGTGCTGTCTCTACTGTAATCTTTTTATCTTTTGCTACCTGTGCAATGTAAGCGTCCAGACCATTCTTAATAATGGTATCAGCTGGAAGTTTAGTGTCAAGAACTAACAACGCTTTAACAATAGAGTTATTCGGGATACCAGACTTATCAATTCTAAAGTAGTCATACAACAGCGTATCAATCTCGCCAACAATAGTACCAGAAGAGAGTAGGGTGTCAGTTTTATCAACACTATAGTTAGTGTCACCACCTAAAGAACCCTCCTGCTTTCCGTAGTATTCTGTAGTACGGTTATCAATAAGGTTTGGTTCACCCTTCTTCTTGCCCTCCGATACATTTCTTGCAGCAGTATTACGTGGTGCTACTGTTACCTGGTTCTCTGGTTTACATACGTCAGCTGGTTTCAGTTTCTTTTGTTTTAACTGTTTATATTCTTTTTCTGTAACTAAGTATACGCCACCATTGTACGACACTTTAAACTTGTGTGTCTTCTCGCCTGCATACATACCTCTTTTATCGACAGAACCAGCAATGTTTTCGATGTGTCCGTATGTATTAACATATATAGTTGCGTCATCGTGTACGACTCGATGACCTGGCATTAAACGGTTAGGGTCAATAGTTTGTTTTTGAATAAACAAATTAGCGATATCTTCAATTCTTTGTTCGAGAGCTTTCGACACAAGAATAGCGTCAATCGGTGTAATACCATGTTGGTTTGCAAAACCAAGTTTCAGAGCAACACTACTATCTGTCGGTAAGTATTTATTGTTACCCATCATAGCTACAGCAAGTACACCACGTTTAGCTTTGTTAATAGCAAGCCCTAATCTATACTTAAACTCTTTACGGTCTTTATCGTATTTAGTACGGTCTGCTGGGATAGTTGGATACTTTTTCTTACTACATTTATCCCAGATAGAATCTACCCACTTCTCTGTGAATTTATTCAAGCCAGCAACCATACTCTTACTGTACCCCATGGTAGTAAGGTTATGAGAATAAGTCTTACCATCCACCCTCTTATATCCGTTTGCGTCAGATGGGATAGCAATCATATCACTTACACCATAGTCAACGTTCATCTTATTGTCTGCGATATAATTAGACACAAACTTACTATCATTAAAATCATCTGCGGACATAATCTTATTAGAGGTTTTAGTGTTAAGCCATGGGAACGTAGGAGTACGTCTGTTCACCAGGACGTTAACTCTCTGTCCGTTGATAGTTGCAGAACTTACAATACCTCGACTCGGTGTAAGGCCAAACAGTTTTCTACCTAACGGGTTAGTTTGAATTTCTTCGCAAATCTTTTCAAAGTTCGTCTCAAAGTTTTTCATATTAACAGTTAAACCTTCCAGACCCTGAGCTTTGGTACTAGCTGTCGGGAAGAGTTTGTTAATCTTGAGAATCAAAGACTTAGCATAATCACGTACGTCATTTGCGTCAGAAGATTTGGCGAGTTGATTAAACTCAGACTGACTGATATCACCGAAGTTATTGAGTACTGTCTGATAAATAAACGCAATCATGAGGTGTGCTTTTTCTGTAGAGGTTAAGTACGCTGCGTCCTGATTAGTACGTTTAAGAAGCTGAGACTGTCTCAGAGAACCAAAGCCAAGTACATCATTACAGAGCTGAATCTCGAACGATGTAATAGCCATATAACGAGCGGCTACTGCTGCTTGGTCGTAGTTTGCTGTTCTCTTCATGGTTGGTTCGGGGTGTGTATTATAATCGTACTGAATAGATTGTGCCCCTGAATCTGGATTAGTGTGAGATAAACCACCACCAGTCTTATCTCTACTCTTGTCGCCAGCGTCGTCTTCGTCATCATCTTTCATACGTGGGCCACGTTTATTTGGGTTCTGGTACCCTGCTTGTTCATCAGAGGCAGATGTATCCTGTCTAGTTTTAACTTGTTCCGCTAAGTCAAGTGCGGCCAATAGGATGGTAGCTTTATTCAGTGCAACAATCTTTCCTTCTTTCGTGAGGTTCTTCTGGTTTTGAATCTTTTCACGTAAAGCATTCATCGCCATACTAACGTACTGTTTAACTTCTTCGTCAGCTTTACGTGTCGTAGTTCCATCATCACGGGTAACATAACCAAACGCAAGGTTATCAAACGTCTGTACACCGTATCTTTCAATACCTGGGTCAAGGTGTTTTCTTTCTGCTGCAATTTCTTTGAGAATATTTTCGCCAACCTGTTCTTTTAGTTTTTGTACAGATTGATAAGCGTCCCAAGCAGAACGACCTTCTTCGGTGTTTACTACATCCAAAAACGCTTTAGTGAAAGCCTTAACGAATGTTTCACCGTACTCGCCAGAGTAGTCATTGTTCTTGTCGGCTTCAGCCAAGAGCTGTCTAAGTTTGTCTGCGTATGGCCCTCGTACCATCTGGTTCTGTACAGCAAGGGTAATTTCGTTACGGCCAGTAGTCTTATCAAAGTTTAAGTTACCACGAGACAAGTCGGTCAACCAATCAATCATGTCCATGAACTTCTCAATGCCATATGGTCTTAACTCATCTGGAGTATACCCTGGATCCATTTGGTACAATTTACGGAACCATAACTTACCGCTCGTGTCTTTAGGGTCTGGGTCTGGTAACAAGTCACCATTGACAGTATAAATCTGGCTCTTTCTTGGCTGTGGTGTCTCTGCAAGGATAATACCACTACCAGCACGGTCAGTTACGTACTGATTGTAGTGAGCATTAAGTACGTGATAGAAGTAGGTATTCAAACTTGGTACATCTTTAGACGCTCCTTCTGCTTTCTTAACCAATCCGTTATATGTCAAGATAGCGTCATGGATTGCACCAGGGATGATATCAATTACGTCAGCGTAGCCATCCTTGAATTGTGTATCTCCGTTAAAGTCTACAATACCTTGTTCGTTTGCACCATTAACCAGTGCCATTCTATTACGTAGCAGGTTTAATCCTAAAGAAGCAAGAGAGCCAAACACGGAAAGATATTGCATACGAGCAATCAGTTCTTCCTGTGGTGTTTTAAACTTATGAGCACCACCGATGAAACTAATATATGCTCGTGCCGATGGAATCTGATTGACCAGATTAGCCATAGACATGCGGTTCATAGTGCCGTAGAATTTACCAATAACGTTTCTCATTTCTGGTTTCAGTCTGTTGTCTTTATACCAGTTAAACTGTTCGTTAGCTTCTGCGTCAGAGGACGTTTGAACCACCAGTTTATTTGCAATGACTGGTTGAGTATTAGTATCCTGCTGTGCCTGTGGCACACGAGAATCTACTTCACCATTAAAACTATTAAGAGCACTATCGAAATCTGCAAATGCATTATCAACATCATCATCAATACTAGATACTTCATCCTCAGCTTCTGCGTCTGGAGTACCACCTTCGTCTTTGTATAACGGGTCGTTCTCTTCTGTCTTACTCTTCTTTGGTTTAGGCTTCGTCTTCTTGGGTTTAGGCTCCTCTCTTTTAGGTTCTGGTTTAGATTCTGGTTGTTTTTCTGCTGGTGGTGTTACTTTCTTCGGCTCAGTTTGTTTACCGTCGGTTTCGGAACCTTCGGTTTTGTCCCCTGTTTCATTACCGTCGAGCCGCCCCGGTTGATGTGGGTTCCCCCCAGTTTCTGTCCCGGTTTCTGTTTTGTTGTCTGTACCACCTTCGGTGGTTTTGTTCGTTTGAGTGCCATTATTATCATCTCCTGTATCAATATCAATTACCCTATTGTAAGCGTCATCATCGACTTGTTCCAAAATGTTTTTTGCAATAGCTCGTGCAGCTTCAGTATCGTTATGTATTAAGAGTTGTCTCACGGGCTCTGGTATTTCCACGTAACCAGCGTGACGAAGTTTCCCAAGAATACCACGAGCACGAATCATTCCTTTTGGTGTAGCAAGGCCAGCAATGACGTTAGCTTTTGTGTTTGGGTTCTGAGATAACGGAACAGACGGTGGAGGGTTATCACCAGTAAAGTTGGCTGAATCTACTTGACCAGTTGGCTGAGGTGTAGTTACACTCGTAGCCTGAGGTACGTCTGGTTTCGTCGTTGAATAACCTTGATTTGCACCGTTTTGAGTATCCTGTGGTGCTGGAATTGGCGTGGGTTCAGTTGTCTGAGGTACATCAGTGATATCTTCAGTTGGCTCAACTGGTACAACTGGTGCAGCTTCCTGTTGTTTGTTAGCTTGAATATATGCGTTAGGGTCTACTGCACGTAACACATCTCGTAAAGCTCTAGTGTCGCCATTGTTAGCTCTATCGAGAAGCTCCTGATTAACCTGTAAGAACCTACTCTTAACTTTATCGGCCATCTCCTCTGCTTTGCCATTCGGAGCAAGAGAGTGAATAATAGCCTGAGCTTTCTGTACAGCTTCTTCGTTATCCTCTTTCTGACCAACACCTTTAATAACTTTCTTCAAGTCATCTTTGGCTAAGTTAATTTCCTGCTGTGCTTCTTTAGTTTGGTTCTTTCGTTCTTGATTACGTTCTTTAATTGCAGATACTACAGTCTTTCTGTCAAGGTGAGACAAGATATAGTTAGCAGATTTGGTGTTACCCTGCATAGCAAGACTAAGCATTTGCGGTGTAATCTTTTCTTCACCTTCTGGAATAGCTTTATTGATAGCGTCAATATCAGCTTTATCATACGCACGTTTAATAATATCTGGTGCGTCCTGCAATCTATCACGAGTTGCAGTTACCAACGTATTCATTGGGTCACTATCTGCAACTTGTTGTGTATCAAATGCCTGACCCTGATTATCTTCCACCTGTGTGGTTGGTGTAGCTTCCTGTGGTACAGTCATAGGTTGTGCTTGTACTGGAGCTGTTGGTGTATCACTAAAGATATTACCAAGCGTGTTGGTGTTGTTCGTCGGTGCGTCAAGTAATTCTTCAGAGTGTGTAGTAATCGGGTTCTCTGGGCTATACTGATGTCCAATAAAATCATTGAGCTCAGTGCTATCAGACAGGACATTAGCAACACCCATGCTCTGCATAAGGTTATTGTACTGACCTTTAGCTTCAAAGGTTGGGCCAAGTGCGTCAATGTTATTATAAGCATACTGACCAGCACGACGCATACCAGCTACACCAACACCAGACACCAACGTCGGTAAGAACGCAGCGTTGAAAGAGTTCTTTTCAGCGTCCGTGAAGTTGTCCCAGTTACCATTAGCAAGGTCACGGAAGAAACTACCAGCGTCATCACGGTCGTCGCCGAAACCTTCTCCCATACTATCCTGAACACGCTGCTGCCATGCTTCCTGTACACCTTCACCAAGTGCGTTAGTTACTCTGTTACCAGCAAATTCAAGTGGTCTACCTGCTTTAGATAAACCATAAGCAGCACGACCAAGCATAGTGTCAGCACGAGCTGCGTCTCCAAGAATAGCCCCTGCTACTTTACCACCACCAGAAGCCATAGCATCAAGTAATCCTGCTTTAGCTAAACCTTTACCAGCAAGAGACACAAGACCACCAGTAGCACCAGTAGCTACGTCAAGAGCTGTGTCCATAAAAGAAGAACCAATAAGTTCTGCGTTTTTCCATGGGTCTTTAGTTAAATCGTTCCATGCTGCTTGGTCAATATTGCCATCGTATACGGAACCAGTAGGACGCTGTCCTGCTTTAATCTGTGCCTCGATGTTATCTCTCTTCTTGTCCATGTAGCCTTGACCAAAGTTGGCACCAACTTCAAGACCTGCACTGCCAAGAACACCAAGACCACCAATAATAGGAATAGCTGCACCACCAGTACCAGCCGCAAGAGCTGCACCAGCTAACATACCAGGGGCAGAAGACCCCATCATTACACCAGCGTCACTCCAGAAACCGTGTGGGTCTACAAAATAGCCAAGAGAGTAACGAGATTTATCTGGGTTGTCATCGTAATCGTTACCCCAGTCAGCATAGCGAGCGGACTGTCTAAGTACATCGCCACCAAGCCCTGCGAACCATGGACTATCTGCCATTACCCCAGCAGACATTAAAGCTCCACCAAGCGAAGACTCAGCGGAGCTAGTGAAACTATCCCAAAAACTACCAAAGATACCCTGGTCGGGGTCACGTTCAGATGGAACCCAACCAAGAGCCAGCTTATCTTGGTATTGTCTATCTGCCTGGTCTAATGCAGCAGCAAACTGTGCTCCTGGCTGATAATTGTTAAATCTTACTGCCATGTAACCTCCTTAAAATTTATTTATAAATTGTCCTGTTGCCGCCATTACGTCAGTGGAGTTCATAGAATTTTGTACATCAGCTAATGTCAACGGTTGACCATTTGCAGAGGTTCCAACTACCGTGTTCATGTATGCATTAAGCAAACCTTGGTTGGTATCGTTCTGTGCTTCTTGGTCTGCTGGGTTCGTACCAGCTGGATGAGACATTTCTTGTGCCTGACTAATGACAGACGAAGCAATATCGTTAAATAGTTTATTAGCGGAAGCTCGTTTACCAGCTTGTTCCATAGACATGCCATAATCTGCAATGAGTTTTAATGCACCTTTAGTGGCTAAGTCACGAGCTTCTGGAGAGGAGTCTGATTTCCAGATAATGTCCTGGTACTGTTTAAACTGAGGACTGTTGATTAATTTATCAACGTTATTCTTAATAGCGTCTTCGTCTTCGATTACGTATGCAATCGGAGAACCTCCTCCACTACCGCCAGAGGAACCAGCAGAACCACCGCCTGCTCCTCCCTTACTATAAGACCCAGCGTTATTCATTCTATCGAGATACGCTTTAGTCTTCATAGCCTCTAATGCGTACTCTCTATCTTTATTCGCTTGGTCGATGTTGGCCTTTGTAGCTTGGTTGTTAATCTCAATTTGTTTCATATACAGTTGACCTGCGTCAGCGAGTTGTTTACTGTTCGGGTCGAACTGTACCCCAGTAAGAGCAGCACCAAGTTTAGCAAGTAATGCGATATTAGCAGAGCTATTACTCTGTGCAATCTGGTCTGCGAACTGAGCGGCCATTGTCTTTTGCATATTCTTATTTTCGATACCAGCTCCTTCTCTAGCTGCGTCAGCAGACATCTTATTAACAGCGTTAAAGAAATCTTTGTTACGGTTGTACGCTCCCATAGCACGAGCCGTAATCTCTGGTGCTTGGTTTTGTAAA